TTGGCTAGCATTGACGCACTCGGGCAGTATCAAGATTCAGGATTTTTAGTCAACGATCTTGCCAATCCAGATCCAAATATTTTATGGAGTTCCAATATTATATCTCAAAAAGCAGATTTAAGCGTTCCTGTAATTGTAAATAATATTGCCAACATTGATGCTTTAGGACAATATAAAGATTCGAGTTATAGAGTCGATGATTCAGCAGTTGCAAGCGCTTCGGTTCTTTGGACATCTCTAAAAATTAATTCTTCATCTACGAAATTAAATGTTTTCGGAAATTTTAACTCTATTATAATTCCTTCAAATTCATCTCAGACACTTTCAGCAACAGCAACATTAAATCCTGGTGGTTTTTTTTCGTTGAATACCTTTACAGCTCCTCGAACTTCGTTTTATAATGTTTCGGCTCAATTAAACGTGTCCGATGGATCAATGTCTGGACCAATAAAATACATGCAGCTTAATTTGGTATGTTCTGGTGGAGGTGGAACTAGAGGTTTTAGAACAGCTACAGATAATAATGGTTTTATAAGTATCGGTGGAAACGCTGTTTTATCAATGACATTGGGTGAAACATTGATTTTCCGTATATTAAATTTTACAAATTTGTCTAAAACTGTAACAGACCCGGGTTTACTTTCTTTTTTTATGATTTCTGAATTGTAATACTATTTTGTATGAATATAAAACTAACCAAGAAATTTTTGAAATTTCTTTGTTAAAAAAGTTTACTGTTATAATAAAAATGACTTCTCTAACAGAGCTTGAAAATATAGGAGAATTCATTTTTCCATCTGAAGAAATAAATCCTCCATTATTAACCGATTCTGGTTGTTTCCCAGGAGAATGTGTACATGAAATACAACCTAGACTATTTTTGGGAAACGAACAAATGGCAAAATCATACAAATATTTGAAAAGGCTTGGAATAACTCATGTCGTCAACGCGGCTCACCCACCATCTGTTTCTTATCGGCAACCCGAAACTCTAGAGTTTTCTACTCTTACGAGCGGTTTTGTTGACACTGGAAAAAAGTATTATAAAGATCTCGGAATAATTTATCATGGAATATGTATAAGAGACGAAATGAGCTTTGATATCTCACAACACTTTCATGAAACGGCATCTTTTATAGAAAATGCTCTTGAAAACGAAAATAATAAAGTTTTGATTCATTGTTTTGCCGGTATTTCCAGAAGCCCTGCTTTGCTCACTTCTTATTTAATGATTAAACAAAATATGAATGTTAAAGATGCATTGACATTTATCACCTCTCGTAGACCTGTTAGACCAAACAGCGGCTTTTTACAACAACTTTTGAAGTTGAATACGGAATTGGGTTTATAATTTCATTGGAAGTTCTGGGATAACTAGACCTTGGTCCTGGTTATCCGCAGATGACGACGTTATTGCAAGTCGAGGTTGACCTGAGAGAATTGCATTTTGTCTCAGAAACAAGATTTCTTGTCTCATTGTTTCTGAATTTCTTCTCAGAGTATCTATTTCTCTTCTTTGAATTTCTAAATCATCTAAAATTCTACGAGATGGAGGACTGCGCGCGATAGCTTGCAAAACTAAAGGTCTTTGAGCATTGATTGCACGAACAATTCTTTGTTGAAATTGAGGTGAATTAAAAACTGCAAGAATTAATTTTCTAATGTCAGCTCTGTAGTTTGTTTCGATTTCATCAAGTTTTTGTCTGAACTCTGTTATTGCTGCCTCTGAACTTTGAAATTCGATTTGTGGTAAATTTTGATTTATAGTTATAATCGATTGATCTACTTGTTTGAAAAGCTTAAGATATTCTTCTCTCGTAGTTTGAATATTACTATTTAATCTAGCAATTTCAGTTCTAATATCATTGTTAAATCTTTCTACTGTATTTCTGAGTTCTTGCATTCCATCATTTTCCATATCAACGTCTGCCGGTTCCCTGAGAGCAGCTATCGTTTGCAACGCTTCAATTTGTGAAAAAGCCTCCTGAAAATTGTCGGAATTTGACTTTTTATCTAAATTTATGTCGACATACACCAAACCAATTGCTTTTTCTACATTATCATTCAGTTCTTTTGACGTTGAGGCCAAAGAATTTGAATTTGTTTGAATTTGGTAAGACATTTCTATCATTTCTCTTTTAAATTCTTTGAATTGGGTGTTTGAAGATTCTTCTATACGCGCAATTTCATTATTCAATCTTTGTGTCTCTGAATTTTGAAACGTTTGCAATTCTGCAATTAAATTAGCATTTGCTGTGGTATTTAAAATATTTTCTGAAATATCTCTTTGCAAATTTTCTCGCTGTACGTTTACTTGTAAAACATTTTGTAATAAATTTTGTAGATCAAATCTAATAGTATCTGCATTTTTTTCGACTGCTTCAATATTATTCCTAGTCGATTGTTGAAATTGATTTAGTCGTGCCAATTCGTTTAACCATTCATTTCTGAATTGTTCTACATTTTCAAACATAGTTTGAAGAGCATTTCGGTTGGTTTCTTCGTTTGTTTGAATTGTGGTGGTGTTCTCAATCACATCTTGTTGTATTTGATTTGTCACAATTTGCTGTAAACGAGTCAATTCATTTTTAATTTCTTGATATTCTGCGTCTTTTTCTCGAAAGTTGTTTTCATTAGTTTTTTTATTTAAATTTATGTCTACATACACCAATCCAATTGCTTTTTCTATATTATCATTCAACTCCTTTGATAATGAATCGGTTGTTGAGCGGATTATATTTGTATTTTCTAAAACATTTCTTCGGAGTTTTTGAAGTTCATCGTTGGATGATTCTTCAATACGCGATAAGTTTGTTCTTATTGTATCTAAATCCCGTGTTTGGTTTTGGAGACTCCTTTCAATTTCTCTTACAATATCGGAGTTATTTTGAACTCCGATAGAATTTTCAGCAACATTTGTTTGCAATTGTTGGATTTGACCAATAGTAGATTCTTCTAGTCGTACAAGGTCACGTCTTAATCGAATTATAGGTTGTTGATTTCCTTCTGTGAGTGGTGCCTGATTGGTTATTTGTTCGTTTTTTAACTTTTCTATCGCTTCCTCATTTTCTTGTATTTTTTTTTCTATCTGAGGGATTTTTGTAATTTCAAAAGATTGAGCTTCTATGTTTGCTACATTATTTTCCATTATGGATAATTGTACAGACAATTGACCGATGTCAAGACTCTCCCAACCAAGATTATTTTTAAAAGTTTCAAATTCATTTAATATTTTTAATTCTAAATTTTGAAATTTGGAATCTATAGATTCAGTGTCTATTTGCGATTTTAAATTATTTACTTCAGTTCGTAATAACGAAATCTGCATATTGTAATCGACCTCTAACGAATCAAAACTTCTGAAAATTTCACAAACATCTCTTGCACCTGTGTTTTGGGTGATTCCTTGAATTCTTGTTCTTAAATCATCTATTTGTTCTTTAAGGGACGAAAAGTTAGTTAAATTAGATTGTATATCAGAAATGTTATTTTTAAGACTTCCAATGTCACCCTGAATAGGAGACACTTCGTCTGAAACTCTTCTAATTTCATTTCTCAAAATTCTAGATTCGTCCGATTCGATAACAGTCACATTTCCATCTATTCTACCGCTGTTTAAAGCAGATTGCAAATTGGAAATGCTATTTTTAACACGGTCGATATTATTTTTAATAAAAATTACTTCTTCTGAAAGTCGTTTTTTAGTATTTTCTACTTCATCCCTTAAAAATTGGATATTTTCTAATCCCGAAACATTTTCAATTTTTTCGCTTAAAAATGTTTCAACGTCGGAATATGTTGGTAGATTTTCTATTTTTGCCGTTATATCTCTAATTTTACTTCGTAATGATTCAATTTCGTTTCTAGAAAAGCTATCACTTGATGGAGACGAAGAATCCAATCTAGATTCTAGTCGTTCGAGCAAATTACTGTGAGATGTAATAGTTCTTTTTATTGATTTCAATTCGTCTTCAACATCTTCACGATCGATTTTCTTTTTTACGTTTTTTAATTCTTGTTGTAAATCTTTCAAAATATTTCTGAATTCTGAAAGATTTTCTTTTTCACTTTCTTTCAAATTGGTCAATGATGACGACTTTTTTAATAATTTTTCAGTATGTTTTTCTAGCTCTTTAATTTTTTTATAACAATTTTCTTCATTTTCGTTAAATTTGTTCAATAAATCTTCAAGTTTTGATTTTACATCTTTTAAATCTTCAGAGTTTACATTTGTTTCTAATTCTTTTAATCTTTTGGCGTATTCACCTTTCTCTAACATCCATTTTTTAGACTCTTGTAATATTACCGGAATTGGTATTAATTTATCATCATAAGAATTGTCTGTACATTTATCTAAGAGAATATTCGCTTCGCGGATGTTGTTTTCTGTACAAGATTTAGAATGTAATTTTTTACCGAAAATTTGCTCGGCAAGCTCCACTTTTGTTAATTTTTCTAAATTTTTTCTTCTGGGTTTTGAATTTTGCGCAAGTTTTATCAGATCGTCTTTGGAAATAACCATTATTTTTTATTATTATAAAATAGTAAAAATAATAAATGGAAAAGCTTAGAAAGTTTGCATTAGAAAAAAATATTGAAATTTTCGATAGCTCGTTAAAAAATAAAAATTTTAACAAAACTACTTGTTTTATTAAAGTAAACACAAAGGGTGTTTTGAAAAAAATTCAAAAAATTGGATGTTGTGACACCATGTTTGAAATCTCAAAAGATTTAGACAAGTTGGAAATTTATAAAGCATTTATCGATTGCAATATGCAACCAGTATGGTTGTCCGATACAACTTTTGAATGCTCGATATGCGAAACGCATTTAGAAAAAACATTCAAAAATTTTATTTGTCCAATGTGTCTTAAAAGATACAAAAACGAAAAAGGAATGCAGAATCATATTAGAAATGCGCACGCCTCTCTATAATGTAATAAATGGAAAATAACAAAAAAATTGCGTTGAAAATGGCAAAATTATGCAAAGAAGCTTATAAAAATTGCAGTTCTCTTTCGAGTTTTACATTAATTCGTGTAAAAAATCACGTTTGTTTCATTGTCGAAGATAAAGAAAATGTTTATTGCGTTTTTCGAGGAACAGACGAATTTACTGATTTGGGCGTGTATTTCGATTATCCAAAGTGTTTTCAGATATGCGAACTTGTTTACAATTTTGTAGTATCCCGAGATAGAAAGGTATATTTAGGCGGGCATTCGATGGGAGGTCTCATTGCGCTAATAGCCTCGACGTTTTTTGGAGACGAAGACCGCGTAGAGAAAATTGTCACCTTTGGTAGCCCGAAATGTAAATTTTTGATTAAATTTCCTCATGATAACTGGATTCATAGAAAAGATTTTGTTGCAGACTTGCCGATTGATATTACCCATAGCGGTAACGTTTTTGTTTTGACCAATCACCCGTGGAAATTTTGGAGAAATAATCATAGTATAAAAAGCTATATAATAAACATATTGGAATATGAGTGCGAAAATGGAACGTCAACTTAGCAATAATAACTTTTTTACTATTATGAATAATATGTATGAAGTTTTGCAAGATGAACTTGATGACTATGGAGATTTAATAAGTTTTAACTTGAACGAAAACGGTTTTTCTTCTGAATGTTTGATTAAAATTTTGGATGAGGAGCACTGTAGAGAAATTGCAGAAAAATGTTTTGAAAATTTTTGGATGAACTATTGTTTTTTAGAAAAACATGAAGATGTCTTAAAATATTCTTTAAGTTACAATGCTTGTGTAGTATGTAAAAAAAATTTAGGTATTAACAACCCGCGTCAGTATTGCAGAAAATATTATTGCGAGTTTGGATGACTGTAATTTTTGCTTTCAACACTAAATTATCATCTATTGGAAAAAACAATAATCGTTTCAAAATTTCTTTTTGAATTACTGTAGGGAAATAATTTTTTATTAAAGAAAATTTATAGATTAAAAAACTAAAATATTTTATGAGTTTGATGAAAATGTTTTGTTTTGTCTTGTAAGAACAACCGTACATCCACTGTGTAAAAATACAAACATTTTCGACATGAAAATTTATCAATAGTTTTTTTGAACAGTATCGTGCAAAAAAGGACGGATTTAAACTAATGTGCCTTTTTCTAAATTTTACACCAATTTGAAATAGATGTAATAACAAATCTATTTTTCCATCGTTTTTAAAATAGTCGATACATTTGTTGTTTACTTTTTTAACAAGCAAAGAACAGTAATTTAGAACCCACAAATTATTATATTGTACTGCGTAGCAAATTAAATTGTTGATGTCGAAACTGTAGTAATTTGCATATTTGATTAAAAATTTGACATATTTATTTCTTTGTAATTTTATCGCAGTTTTTAAAGTAGAATCCCAAATTCCCAAATATTCACCTCTTTTAGAGCATTTCTCTACCTTTATTCGTTGACCTATAAAAAATTCTAGAGAGTTTCCCGCAACAGCAAATTCCAATAGATCGCATGGTAAATACGGCCAAATTACTTTTCTCAGAAAAAATCGGATACATTTTCTTTTGCGGAGCAAGGCTATATAACGAAAAGAATTCTCTAATTCCCAAATGCAAAGTTCGTGCATTGATTTAGAAATAGCTGGCAGATCTTCACTCTCCAAATAAAATAAAAATTTATTTGGTATTAAATTTTGTAAACGAAACAATTCCCTTTCGACTTCCATGGAAATGGGTCTTCACGTTACTCTGCTAAAAATATTAAAAGTTCACGAATGTCAAACTAAAAAAACAAAAGGTCTAAGAAGAATTTGCAGAGTTGGAAAGTATGTTTATAACAAATTTCCAACAAATTTAGATGACGAGGTGATAACGTATAAAAAATTTGCTTGCCAATGTGAAAAAACAACGATAGACAATGTCACTGAAATCGTTTTTAGACCTAATGTTGGTGTTACAAGTTTTTCCGATCAAGCATACTTCGGAGAATTGTTTGATTGTAAAATTATTAATCAATTTCGGTTTGGTCCATACAGCGAAACAAAAGATCTGGTAAAATTTGGATTCAGCGATTGTTCTGGAACTTACAGCGGTCAAATGTTGGAAAACGTTTGTAAACAACTTGAAAATGAACCTAATGTGAGTTATCGTATGGAAAACTACCGTTTTTTATGTAGTTTGATTGATGATTTTTCAACATTTATCATTGTTCACAAATAATTAATTTAAATAATAATAATAATTTTGCTCTTGGCAAGGTTTGAAATATAGCGGAGCAGTTCGACAAGGCAACCTTTGTTCACACGGACACTGCCTTTGAGTGCAAAAAAAACGACCATCAGGTTCTGTGTATACGTGGCGTAACCTTTCAAAATTTACGTATGGATAATAATTGGGATTGAGCATTTATTTCAAAACGTTTTGAAATAAAATGAGTTTTTACAGAGGCAACACGATTCAAACGAGTCAAAATTTGAAATACAATTTGCCCTGCGGTGGAGTAAAAAATCTAGAGTGTGAACAATCTGGAAATGTAAAAGATTGGCAGGTTGGTTCTCAACAATGCCCAGCTTTCACTTCGCCGCAACCAATTTGTGCAGCTCCAGACATTTTAGAATGTGCTGTGGGTAAAAATGACGCAGGACAAAATCCATTGCTATCTATTAAATGGAATACGATAGCTCCAAATATTACATGTTTGTACGATACTTCTAAAATGAATTCTTTAAATGTTATTAGAGAATACAAGAACAAATTCGGAGAAACTGAAGACTACAATAACATGATGATTAATTATTGTTCGAATACTTTGGGAAAACAGTGTATTGTAGATCCTGAAACAAAAACACCATTTACTAAATGCAGTGTTTTGAGAAGTTCAGACTCTGATGGAGATTATTGTAGAGAATGGTTTAACCGACAAAATAATGCAGTACAAGATACAATAGTATCAAATTATTGTTTCAAAAATGGCAATGCCCCAGATTGTAAATGTGTTTTGAGATCTTTTTTAGATTCAAAATATGGCATTGTCAAACAAAATAGCCCATTCAATGATGGTTGTTGGTATCCACCATGTGCTAATCAAACTTCGTATCTTGTCACATCAGATTTAAAAAATCCTACATGCCCAGGAAACATTTGTCAAATTGTTTTAAACAATTTACAAAATCGAGATATCAAAATATCCGATGTACAAAACAGTCTAAATTGTGAATTTCAAGCTCCAACCCCCACTCCAACACCAATTCCGTTGCCGATACCAACCCCACCTACTCAGCCACGTCCTTCTCAACCGTCAACATTCACTCAAGGAGACTACATATTTTTGGCTTTATTTTCTTCATTCTTTGTAATTACTATGGGTATTGTGATATATCGGATTGGTCAACAAAATCATAATAAATAATGATTTCTATCAACATTGCACAACTAAAAAAGTTAATATAAAAATGTATAGCGGAAATAAAATACAAACAAGTTTAAATAAGAGGTATCGCATAGAATGTGAAGGTTACAAAAAATTACCATGCAATTCAAATTCTAAGGGTGTTGTTGATTACGAATTTGGGACGGCGGAATGCGGACCTTATGCAGTAAGACAGCCGTTTTGCGCTGAACCAGACATTGACGAGTGTTTTGTAGGATTAAATTCACAAAATGAGGATCCAAGATTGACTGTTGATTGGAATCGTAAATCTCCAAACATTACGTGCACATATGACGCTAAAAAAATGAATTCATTTTCGTTAATTAAAAATTTCAGAAGCATGTTTGGTGAAACTGAATCGTATAATCAGATGATGCAAAATTTGTGCAGTGGACCAGGAACAAGTTGTGCAAATGATCCAATAACTGGAAAACCTTTTGTTCAATGTAGTAAATTAAGAAGTCTAAACGAAGAAGGAGATACGTGTAGAGAATGGTGGAATAGACAAATAGCGCCTGTCCAAGACAGCGTAGTGATAAATTATTGTCTCGCAAATCCAAACAGCCCAGATTGTAAATGTATAACTAGGGTCACAAATGACGAAAGTTACAGACTTCTTAAATCAAGTAGTCCGTTTAATGATGGTTGCTGGTACGTTCCATGCGTCGGTCAAAGTGTTTATTTGACAACCAGCGATTTGAGAAATCCGTCGTGTCCCGATAATTTTTGTCAGCTTATCATAAACAATCTTCAAAATAGAGGAGATATTAACATTAAAGATATTTCTTCTGGTATAAATTGCGATACTTCTACTGTTAGTCCTATAGTACCACCTGGTAGTGGAAGCGGTGGAAACAATGGAGAAAAACAAGAAACGGCTTTGGATGACGTGTCTGTAATTTTACTAGTTTCTCTAGTAGGAATTGTGGGAATTGCAATTTATATTGCCTCTAGACGATAATTTTTTAAAATTTCAACATGAACTTCATGTTGAAATTAAATTTTACCTCCTTAAACTTTTCCCAACACCAACTCCTTTTTGCAAGCACTGAGATCTAGTGCCCACATAATCATAGTTTGCCGGCGCGTTTCGCGCTTTTCCGCAATAAATTGATGGATTAGGATCTATCGGTTCATATTCAGCTTCGTCTTCCTGCAACCTTATTCCAATGCCTACACCTTTTCTAAAACAATCATATCTACTACCCAAAACTCTATTTCCAATTTCAAATCTGTTATTTCCACAATACATTTATTTATATTTTAAAATAGGAATAATTCTACGTGGCATGGGGCACGATAGTGTAACTTTTCGAGATCGTGGTGTGATAGACAAAGAACGTGTCTTTGCATTTGCTCTCCTCTTGGATTTGTTAACAGTTTTTGATTTACCTCGAGATGCGCTCAAAAGTCGAATAGAATGACTGCGAGCCTTTCGAGATTTTCCTTTTCTAACTGTCGTCTTCTTTTGCCGAACTGCCGACTTACCAAGATTTTTTGCTCTGCAAGGACATGTATACATTTATTTCCTGTGATTTTCTATAATATCGTTCAAAATGTCTTTGACACAGCAAATATTTCCTTCAAAAAGTTTTGTCGAGTCATAACCTAAATCGTTGTAAGCAAATTGATACTGTCGTTTTAAGTTGTCTCTCACAGTTCCATCGTAATGAATTGTAATGTCTTCTGTTAATTTAACAATTCTTCTCATGTTATAACCACTGGTGGCTGTAGACATGGCAGTGTCCGAAACACCCTTGCGTCCACTCATTGAATGAAAAAAATACTCCAAAGGATCTAAACCTTTTTCAAAACTGTTGCAAATAAAACCTCTCGATTTGTATTCGTCTTCCAAACTTAAATTTTCCATAGGAAAATGGGGTAATGTTCTTTTTCCATTGTTTAGCATTCCCTGAATTCTTCCGTTAGTTAATGTCTGCTGTCCCAATAATCCGGTGATTTGAGCGATATTAAAAAAATCTCCCTTGCTTCCAGATTTTACAGTTGTAATAAAATTGTTTTCTGGTTTCAGAGCCTGGCTTGCGAGATAAAGCCCAAGATCCCTTGCCTTACTTAGACAATTTATAATTTTCGACTCTCGTATTTTTAAATGTTTAATATCAAGTTTATGCGATTCTGCTTCCAAAAAAAATTTATCAATCATTCCGTCTATATTTTGAGTTGTCAGACAATCTTCTGCATTTATGGTGAATCCATACAAGAGCAAAAAGTCGTTACAAACTAATTGAATTTCATTGATAAATTTTATACAAGTCTGTAATCCCAATTTATAATTTATAATTTTTATTAAACTGTAATTTGAAGAACCTAAATATTTTTTGTTTAATACTCCAAAAATTATTTTACCCTTTTCAATTTTTAAATCTTCAAACGAAACAGATAAGTTTTGAGGTAAAACATAGTCAATCACGTTTTTAAAAACTGGTCGATTCTCTAAACGTTTGTTTGAATCAAAAACTCTTGAAATTATTCTATAATATTGAGATTTTGAAAGAGGTTCATTTGCTTTGTTTGTTAAAATGTATGCCGCTGTAAGAGAATCTTGAACTATGCAAATGTTAGGCTTGCCTGCTTGTGTATTTATTAAGCAATGTGCAGGAGTGCTTAATTCTATAAGCTCAGTTTTCGCTTCTATAGATTGTGGCACATGAATATTCATCTCATCACCATCAAAGTCGCAGTTAAAAGGTTTGGTAACTGCAGGATTTAACATTATAGTTTTTACAGGTAAAATCTTAATTTTAAACGCCATCATTGAAGCTTTGTGAAGAGTAGGTTGTCTGTTTAGCATGACAAAATCACCATCTCTCAATTTTCTGTGAACAACATCTCCAATTTCTAAGCTCGGTATCTCAACAATTTCAGGTTCAAAAATTTTACCATTTCTTAAAATTTTAAATTTATCTTTAAAATGCATGTCAGTATTGTAAATAATTTTTCTGTTTCCGTTGTCAAAAAGAATTTCATCACCATGCTTGAAAATAAATTTATTTTTAATTTGGACATTAATTTTTCTAGAATCTGGTTTTATAATGTAATTAACTTTATCGTTTTTTAAAAGAAGGCTGATTTCTTCATAATTTCTTTGGTAGACAAGTTCAGGAATAGTTAGAATATTGCTCATAATTTCCGGAATAACAATGGTTAATATATCTATCTGCGGATCTGGTCCGATAACTGTTCGTGCGCTTTGATTTGTTCGTTTACCAAGCAGATTATTTCTAATCTGACCTTCCTTTCCAGCTATTCTTTCTTTAATTCCTTTAATGGGTCTTCCAGTAGTGGCATGTTTAGCTTTTTTCTGAGAATTGTTAAAATATGTTTGAATACGAAACAGTAAATTGTTATAACATTTGGTAACATCGAGTTTAATATTTTTCTTTTTTAATCCAGGACTTTCGTTTTTCAAGAAAATGTTGTTTTTTAAGATTTCAACCAACTGGTATGTCAAATCGTCATCACAAACATTTCCATCTGAAATCATATGTGGTCTGCAAGATGTTGGAATGACTGGAAAATTGGTAAAAATGAAATTTTTCGGATGAACCAAAGTTGGATTTAAACCAATTAACCTGACATCTTCATCTGTAATATTTTGAAATCTTTTCAAACATTCCTCTACAGAAATTGGAAATTGTTGCGTCGTTTCTGAACATTCATAAACTTCAATTATAGATTGAATACCTTCTTTATAGTCTAATTTGTACTCTGGTTGAACCGAATAGCAATGAATACAAATGCAGTTTTTTTTAAAATGTTCACATAAAAGCAAAAATCTTTTTTTGCTTTTAATTTTTAAAAAACCTCTAAAATCCATTCTTTCTTCGTCTAATAAAAATCTGCAACATTTATTGCAGAATAATTTTAACATTATCAAAACATGAGATAAAAACATGGGGTTGATAACTGGTTTTGCAAATTCAATATAACCCATATGACCTGGACATAAGTATGCATCCAGTCTACAAATTTCACAAATTACTCCAGTTTTAATTGATCCCAATCTTGGATCATACACCGTATCGTATAAATTTTCATCCAATGAATACCTGCTTGATGTTATCTCTGCAACAGACATGGACTTAATTTCTTCAGAGCTATACACTCCAAAAGAAATTTTGGAAATTTCTTTTACTCCGTTGTCGACCATTTTCCATTACGCACTGATTCCGTAATGGAAAAATACTACAATAAATTCAATTTTTCAAAAGGAAAATCTTTTAATTTTAAAAAAACAATTTTGATTTTGTAAATTGTGCATTTCCTGTTTAAAAGAGTCGTAATCGGGCAATTCATTTCTAGCATAGTTAATATTCCACCATTCTTTAAACGTTTGATACATTTCTTCAAAATCTTGATCAACATAGTCCGCAGAAGATATTCGTTCGAGCATCTCTTCTGCAAATTTTGCAATTCTATTACACTTTTTCTGATATTGCAAATGAGCAGCCACAACCTTTTCAGGAATTTTAACAGTGTAACTTAAAAGCCTTTTCTTTTTTAAAATATTCAACAATACAAATGCAAATGTTTCTGCCAATTCGTCGAAACGCTGTTCGATATTTGGGTCGCAAGGAAAATGTTTTAAAGCAATTTGAGATTCTCTGTCTTGTGGATGATTGAAACTAAAAGTGGATTCAAAAGGAATAACTCTTATTCTATTCCAAGTCGCTTCATCCGGATTTTTCAAAATAGGAAGTCTATTACAAATCACAATCAACTTAAACATTGGAACAAAATCTTCCCCATCAATTTCGTAGAGTTTCCTGGCGAATAGTGAATCGTTTCCTGTATAATGTTTCATTGTACCAGTTTCAATTTGCTCTTCAGAGTTAAATTCTTCACATGTAGCCCTTCGAACACCATATTTTAATCTTGCAACTTCAGGATGAGCTCCTCCTGCTTGTACTTTTTTACCCGTTAAAACTGTGGTCGGAAGTTTAATTGAGTAAGGTCCCAACATTTTTTCAAAAAGCTTTTGTGTCACCGTTTTCCCGTTATTTCCACTACCCGTCCAAAAAACAGCCAATTTTTCTCTGTTACCTCCCTCGAAAACTTCACATTCTTGAAATAAAAAAAATTCTAAAAGTTCTTTATCTGGAAATATTGCCTGTAAAAATTCGTCCAGAGCATTAATAGATTCCTGCGAAGGTATCTTGTATGCAATTGGCATTTGTTTTGAGAGAAAATCGTACGGGAGTCCATCTCTAAAATGAAAAGTTTCTAAATCAAATACTCCATTCTTAAACGCAATCAATTTCTTGTTATTATCCATTAATTCATAAATATCATGATGATGATATAAAAAAGTTGCTTGATTTATAATATTTTTTTGACTTGAAGAATTTTCTAATTTTTTTACCAAATTTTGGTTTGACTGATTTTCCTTGTAGTCTTCTCTTTTTCTGTACCAATCACTCATGCTGATGAATAAAGGAATAAAAGATAAAGCAGGCTCCGAAATGTGTGACCATATGTGATTTTTAAATGTAAACCACTTTCTTCTGGAACAGTAAATGAATTTATCAGGATAAAGTTCAAAAATCTGATGAGCTATGCGATATTCAGTGTTTGGGATATTGGAATCCGTAGACAATTTCCACTCGTACAGAATGCGGCTAGTTGCAACGGGATCGTCCAATCTACATAAAAAAATCAAACTACCCATTTTACGTTTCCACTTGCTGGTTGCCATAGATTGCCACAATTTGTCACAAGAATTAGCATCATAATTTTGTGCTTTACTGCTAAAATAGTTGAAAAGCTCGAAAGCAGCCGAAGAACCTTCACCTACATTGTATAAAATTAATCCAACTTCCCACCAGGTTTTATATTCAAAACTTCTCTTTACATCCAAAACATCCAACAGTTTTGATGCTAGCATCAAATCATTTTCCGACTTCACTCCATTGCCAGATTCTGGTTCGTCTCTTTTTCGGTATTGTGCAATTTCTTTACTTTTCAAAGATACTAATTTAAAGGTTCTCTTACCAATAGGATTTACGCTCAATATTCTCGGAAGCATATCCCGTACATTATTAAAAAACAATTCTTGACCGTCAACATTATAAACCTTAAAGAATGAGAGAACATCTGAAACATTTTCTGAAATTACGGATCCATCAAATGCGAATGAAAATAAAAAAGGTTTTGATATCCGATTTTTTCTAGAACCGTACATTAACCAAGGCTTTCCAACTACATCATCTAGACTAAATGGAGAATTTTCTTTTAAAAGACTGAAAAGTGTGGATTTGAAGTCGTCAACGCTAACAAAAATTTTGGGAAAATGCAAATGAAAACCGTGTTTGATAAAAGAATGGGAAATTCCGTTCAAAAAACATAACTCAATTCTAGGATCCTTTTCTAAAACAAAACAAATTAAATCTTCATTTTTTATACCAATTAAATTTTTCATTAAAATTTGCTGAATATGAATAATTAGTTCAATCACCTGATCTCTCGAATATAAATTTTGTGCGTTAGATCCTTCGATTTTCAAATCCACATCGATTAAAATAGGAGTTGTAGACCCAATTTTTTCAGCAATGCAAAAAATTTCACTCTCAATTCTACGCTGATACTCGTTAAAAAATAAATCTTTCTTTTCAGAAGAAAGATAATATTTTCCATGAAAATTATCTAATCCTACATGAGTGAAAAATTCATCATTTCTAGTAAAAAATTTGTCCAACAAATCCATTTTGTCTTTTATGTTACAATTTTTCAAATTCAACTGCAATTATTTTTAACTTTACTAAACATAGAAATTTCAAATTTCTCTCTAAAAAAAGTCTTCAACAATAAATGATTGGTATACACAGCGCAATCGTTGGTAAAAAAAATGGCACTTTGCCAAGTTCAGACGATTGGTCTTCCCAAGGAATTCCAAATATTTACAAACAACCGTCGTCAAGCATTGAAATACCCAGAAAAATTCGAGTAGGAATGGATAACACAATTTTGGAGGAAATTGAAGACTCTTACGACAGAATACGAGATAGCATTAAACCTTTTGCACGAGGTGTCAATCCAATGGTTTCTGTTCAAATGCAAAATAGCGGAAATTTACAAACTACAGAAACCTCCCTTCCATACAAAATTCAAGCTTTCAGGCCGCCAATTTTAAAACAGGAAGACACCTTACCTCTGAGTCGACTCAACAGAAACTCTACCCAAGCTTTTACTCTTCCAAATAAGATATCAAATCAAAAACCATATAGCGAAATTAAAGAACTCAAAACTAGACCTCTTGTCGTGGAGACAGTCTGTGTTAAATTGCCAAAACCCGAAAAAGCAGTGGAATTTCACGAAGCAAATTTAGAAAAGGGCAGGGCACCCGCAAGAAAATTAGATATTTTCCAAATTCCTAAAGAAAATCAAAATCCCATATTCGAAAATCCAAATTCTTTGTATTTAAATAATCCTTTAAAAATTGAACAAAATACAAACAAGTTCAGTAAAAATATTTCCACAATTCAAAGTAATCTGTCAGCAGAAAGATTCATCAACAACAAAAACAATACAATTTCAAATGTTATTACTTCAAAAAGCTTAAATTTACAAAAACAAAACGAATTTAAAGATATAATTCTGAAAGACGCAGGTAAAATTATAGATGTCTCCACAATCAAATCTTCAAACGTTCAACCTGTTCGAGCAGATGTTCAATACGAAATAAATTTTAAACCAATTCACGTTGATTTCAATTCAACTTTAAATATCAAAAAACAAATATTACTTGACGATAACAGACAAGCAAAAGGAGATTATTTAAAATTAAAAAATTGCACAGCATTTAAAACTGGAATGGGTTATGTAAACTCCGAAAGAAATTTTAATCTTTCAGATTTCAATCCGGTAAAGGTAGAAGCAAATAGTCACAAATCTCAAACAGGATATGCAAAATCTGAAATGGCACAAATTCAAACTAGAGATAGACCAGTCAGCAAATTTGGTTATGCAAACACTTAATAAATGATATTTGTATTACTTTTTATATTTTTTATCACTTTAATTTTATTAATAAATCTAGATACTAATATAACAGAAAAACCCACAATTCCATCTAATCTACCGTCTTATGAATATCCAAAACAACAAAAAGAAGAACCCACGATTCCATCTATTCCACCGTCTTATGAATATCCAAAACAACCCTGTCACGTTGAAAATGCTGTTTTGAAAGAAGAATGCTACGCTCCTCAGAATGAATTACAATTAGACAGAATTATTAGAGGAACAACTGCGTATCCTGGTAAATGGCCATCTGTGGCGTATATTGAATGTGAAGGTAGAAAATTCGCTGGATCCCTAATAACCGCCAGTCACATTTTAACTTGTGCACATGCAAAACCCAATTTAAATAGCAAAATTTATTTAGGAAAATTTGATCTCAAAAGCCAAGAAGGTTTGCTTGTCTATCCAAAAAATGTATGTATTCATGAAAATTACAACGAAGAAACATACCAAAACGATATTTGTATAATTTCTCTCACAACTCCTGTGGAAAATACACAATTTATTTCTCCAATTTGTCTAAATGATAAAATGAGTGAATTTATTAATGTTCCAGCTACAGTGGTCGGATGGGGAGAAACAACATCAGGGTTATCTAATTTGCTTCAAGAGACCATAGTTTATGCCCAAAAATGTAACTTCACATACAATCAAGAAACACATTTATGTTTTGGTTCTCCGGAAACAGCTTCTGGAGTGTGTTTTGGAGATTCCGGAGGGCCTTTAATGATTTCTCAAAATTCTATGTGGATCCAAATTGGTATTGTATCATTTGGAGATTTCAACTGCTCAACGGATAAAAATGCAGCATACACAAATATTGCCTTTTACATAAATTGGATAAAAACAAAAATTTAGATTTCTAAACTCTACTCCCAGTTTAGAAATCAAACACCAAAAACAAACAAACTTTATTGAATTTTTCCCAAAACTATATTATCGGTTTTAAAAATAATCTTATACAACTTGTTAGTTTTCGAATAAGAATTTATAATCCTATAAACATCATCAATTTTAATAGGTTTTCTAGTATTTTTATATTGATCATGGATAATTTTTAAAATGTCGTGCCTTTCATGAGAAACTTTGATAATTTGCTGATGAATATATCTCTGTTTGTAAACTTCATATAGCTCACCGGCAATAACATCAATTCTCTTTTCAATAAAAGCCGTATTCTCAGTTTCTTCTGGGTACAATTCTAAAAACCTTTTTGCAAGTTCAGGATCTTTTCGAACTTCCACATAACAGAATTTAAGATTCGGAATATTATTTCTGACATTAACAAATTGTCTATATTTATGGTTCAAAATTCGATATTGCTTCAAACAATCACCGTTGAAAAACAACAAACCCTGTTTTTCAAAAGGATTGATCGATTCGATAATTTTCAGTATATGTTCACAATTTTCGATTTCAACAGTTTCGCTCACTGGAATTGGATCACAATTCCACGGTAAATCCAATGGACGATCAAAACAGTCAGTCATCAAAACTAAATATATAGTTTCTTTTTGAAGCTCTGGTTTAATAACAATTCTAGTCTCTTGACTAGAGACCAAAAGAAAATGATATCTTTTGCTTTTATCCAAAAGTTCTAAAAAATTCTTATAATCCAAATTATATTTTTCAAGAGCCTTTTCAAAAAGTTGCCCAAACGATAATTTGCTAATCCACCGACTTTCAAATGCATTTAGCTTCCTATGTGTTGTACAATACCACTTACCTTCTTGGCCGGTTGTTTCAACCAATTTTTTTCTATACTCGTCATTAGACGGAACGTGATAGAAAAATTTCAAAATGGTACCTTCGTAAGACCAGCAACATCTAAGTTTGTCCAATTTATTTAGACGGATGTCGTCTAAGTCAAAAATTTCTTCAGTGTACGGAAAACCTCTATAGACCAAATTTTGTCCCTCAAAAATTACACCTCGAAATTTCTTTTTACTTTTAGTATCCGAATCTCCAGCGCAATAAATTTGTAAAATACCATCATCGTCAGTATTTTGAATACCACTTTCAATAATATCACTCAATTGAAAATCAGAAGTCATTTCTTTTTAACTTGCAAGACTTTAAGTTAAAAAATTCAACTTTATTCAAAGAACACAAAACCTATTAAATAAAAATGACTTCAGAAATGATTGTAAGAAGCGATTGGGACTTATCTCAACTGTTTACAAATGATGCAAGGTGTCTCGAAGGCATGATTTCTCAACAACTTGCTTCGACATACTACAACAGGAAGCCTGAACTTGTTGACTGCACAAATGATTTTATACCTAACGGGCAGATTGTAAAATTAACGCTACCAGTAGTTTCTCAGGAATTTGTACAAACAGGAACAGGACCTCAATATCTGCTAATTCAAACTCCAACTGATAGAGACAGGATGATGGGATTCTTTTGATTATTCTTTGTACGCTTCGTTTAAAGTTAAATAAGAACTTTTTTCTATAATTACGGGTTCTAAACTTTCATTTGTTGCTTGTTTAACGGTTTCGGCCACCTTTGTGATAGAATCAGCGGAAGATTTTGGCGGTTGTAAAAGAGCATTCAGATACTCGGTTACTTCTTGTTCAGAATATCCACCCTTGTAAAGTGAAAATGGAATGTTATCCACGTAAATCACAACATACGGAACTTCTTTGATATTTGTCGTGGTGTCTACCGAAGCCTGAATTAACTCTGGATAGTTGCTCAAATTTATTGTACAAAAATTTATTCTCGATTCAAAAATAGGAATAATTCTTTCCAAAGTAGATTTCATAGTCTCACAGTAAGGGCAGTTATTGCCAGTGAATAAAACCAGAGTAATAGTTTTTGGATAATCTTTCAGAACCAATAATTTATATTCATTTTTTTGAATCTTTTCAAAAGAATTACGTTGTAGAACGACCAGCATTTTATATAATACGTCCTTTTCTTAAAATGAATTAAAAAGGAATAAATGAATAGACGTAATGTAAATTTGCGAGATTCCCGAGTTTGGGGTCCCAATTTCTGGTTTGTTCTGCATATGACTGCAATTTCTTATCCTGAAAATCCTTCTGTTCACGAAAAAATCGCAATGAGAAATTTCATCGAAACTGTTCCAGTTATTTTGCCTTGCGATGCTTGTAAACAACATGCTATAGAGTATCTCTCATCGATATGGAATAAAAATCTAAATTGGATTGTCGAAAATAGAAATAATCTTTTTATATTTTGGTGGCAATTTCACAATCATGTAAATAAAATGTTAAATAAACCGTTGGTTTCGTTTGATAAAGCGAAAGAAATTTATAGTTTTCCATAGAAAATTAGAACAAATATGTCGCAGAAAAGCAGTGAAGATGGTGAAGAGTTTTACAGCGACGAAACGTATTTTGAAGATGAAAGTGAACACACAGAATTTGAAGAAGAGATTGAAATTGATGGTGATTTTGAAATTCAAGAGTACAATTCTGAATATTCTCCATTTTCTCAATTTTTCAATCCTTCACCGAGAATTTTGGCAGCTCCGAAACCGGTACAAATAAATGGTTTAGAAACGTCTGAATTAGATTCTCTGTTTGAATCAAAAATGACATTTTTCAGTATTCCTAAAAATTTTCCTAAAACTGAAATTAAAGACCGTGATATTCTTTACATGTGCAGAGCAGTTTTAGAAAATAGAAAATGTTTATTCGGAAAAAATTGTAAATTTGCACATTCATTTTTTCAAATAAAAAAATGTAAATTCGATTACTGCAAAAAAACAAAATTAATTGGAAATGGTCTTTTCCTAAATACTGTATCAAATATTTGTTTAATGAGACACAATCTCGAAACTGTTAGTTCGTACATTTTCAGAGTCGGAGAATTGGTAAATAAAAAAATAACTTTATCGATCTACAATAAATTTTTTGAAGAATTTTGTGAAGCTTTAAAAAAATCAAACTTTATAAAAATTCAATTAGAAATAATATAAAAATGTCTTCGAAATTTGTGAGCCTACAAACTAATGAAAATGCTCTAATGTATTGCAATGATAACGGCAATTTTAAATTTAACAAAAAATTATCAACGTTGTACGAAATTTTACAAAAATGTTTAGATTATCAACAGGAAATATTAACATTCGAAGAAATAAATCATGCAATTGATTTATTTCAAAAAATTCCTCACTATCAATACCGATCTCCAATTTATTTTACGTTAGCGTTTCTTGTAAAAAGCGGATTAAGTTGGGATATTTTGTGGAATGTATTGGACTGGTTTGAAAATTGGATTGGGAATCCATTAAACCCAGCTTTTGTAGTATTATATTATCGGTACATTGTAAAAAATCTTGATTAAATAATACAACATCTTTCAAACAGACTTTTTTTAATAAAATCGCATTTTTTAGTTTACAAAATAATCTTTTTCTATTACTTGAAAACTTCAATACAAACTCTTCCAAAGCCAAAGTTTTTAAATTTACTTTATTCAGCGACAACGAAGGCTTCTTTAAATTGGCTTTCTTAATACACTGCATTATATGGTCTTCATTTTTAAACAAATGTTTTTTTGTAGAAAATGCTACATCTTCTACATAAATTAACTCTTCTTGATTGGAACAAACATTGCTCCATTTCAAAAACATCAAATTATCCATGTTTTCTTAATTCCAAATTACTGTTTATAAATTTGGAATTATTATTCATCAGAGTAAAATTCTTTTTTAATAAAATAGTCATTATACGTCCATACAGATTCATTTCCAAACTTAAAATCTTCAGGACATGGATCTATCTTTACTTTATAAACACAATCTTGCCAACTGTTAGATTGAGAATTTAATTTTATAAAAATACAACCAAAATTTTCCGTATATTTAGACATAATTTCTTTAAATTTATCAAAAGAAAAGAAAACTCCACAAAAATTGCTATATATTTTTTTCAGTGAATCCAAATTTGTATCTCTAAATAGAAAAACTCCATCGATATTATTTTTTATGCTAGGTGGAATGTCCATGCCATATTGAATACACATTATATAGAGTAAGTTATAATGTCGTCCATTTTTAAACAATTCTTGTTGAAGAGGTCTATTAAAAATTGACTTGTCATATGAACAATCGTCTAATATCAAAACAGCAAACTTTTGGAAATCTTGAACATCCTTTATTGCCAAGATTTGCCTTTGTCGAAGCTGCGCCAAAACTTCTTCTTTATACTCGTCATAAACAAAAAGAGGAGGAAAAAAGGAAGAATAAAATTTATTAGCATTTTCCGATCCACTCATCGCAATCCCCAAAGATACAACATTTCTTTTATTGTACAATAAAGTTTTAACCAAAGTAGATTTACCACAACCTCGTTTACCAATCATAACAATAGTCGCTCCGTTTTTTTTCAACGGAGAATTTGGTTCAATTAAATCAAAAGAAAATTCTTTTAAATCATCATCAGAGTGATGACTTTCAAAATTCAAATCAGAAGGAACCCATTCCATTTTATTTGATCCCTTTTATTTTACACATCCACAGCTTCAGTGGAAATTTTTGTATCGTCAAAAGAGCTAAAATCGTGATTTTTTCGATATTGCTTTATATACCAGTCTCTATACTTTTCATAGACATCCAAGGTAGCAGATCCCTCCTCCTTGTCCACATACAAATCACTGGCGTCACTCTTTTGACAAGTTAGGAAACTAACAGCCAAACAAGCAAAAGACTGTTGAGCATCTCCAACTTTTTCGGTCACAAATTTCGGACAAAAAACAGAATGATACATTATCCAGCTGATTGTAGGATCACCGTTGCCTAAAAATACATTAAGTTGTTTTCCAGTTCTTGTAGTATAAATATGACCTATAAATTCTTTCAATTTGGTATCAAACCGAAACATGCAATTACCTTTCAGAGACAACTGAATAGGTAGATTATGCAATATCCTATTGTCTTTTCCCACAAAAAATAATAGATATCTAATTGCACTTTGAGCTTCTCCCTTTAGTTTAAGTTCTTGATCTCTTGCCTTGTCCCACAACGCATCATACCTTTTAGTTTTTTTATTGAATCTTAAAAGCGGCGATCTTTCAATAATACGCAAACGCGGTTCTTTAATAAGTTCTCCCTCAACAGTTATCAATTCGCCGTTCAAGTCAGTTTGTTCCGTTTGCAAAGAAAAATCGACACCTACATTTGTTTCGCACACCCAATCAGCTTGAATTTTACATTCTTTTGGTACAAACAATCCAGCTTTTGTATTAATTGCTTTACAATATGGAAATTGAAAATTAATCTGACGATTAAACATTTCTGTATTGTAAGAATCATAATCCAAACCACTAGGAGATTCCATTTTACAAGGTGATGCTTCCATTTTGAAGTATTTTATTTTGTCAAACACGAGCTAAAATCAACTTTACAAAACACACGACTGCGACAAACTGATTTTATTTGAAGTTTGCCGTCAATTTTATACTGTTGCTTCTACTTCAAAAACAATATGTAGGAATTTTTGAAGTTCTTGAAAAGAAATCAAATCATTTTGATTCTTTTCCAATACCCCTGCCAGAGTTTCATCCAAATAGAAAAATTTTTTTTCGTCGTCTTTTTGCAAGGCGTGTTTTTTCACGTATTGACATATAAAAGAATTTACTTCAATCCTGCTTGCGTATTGCCTTTCCAACAAAAATTCCATTGGTTTTTTGAGCTTCCTAGGCTTTCCAAGACCCGTATTTTCAACCTTCCTAAAAACCCTCTTTTTTGTACCCTTTTTCAAATGTTTTTTGATGCTATCGCATAATTTTTTTATCTGAATATCATCTTCATGTTCCTTCATAACGATGTCGGATAACTCTAGAATCTCACGAACTGTTTCTTTTTCGCTGATTACCATTTTATTCAACTGCTTTAAACTTTTAATACCAAACAATTTTTCTTACAAATTTGTAAGAAATAATCAATTGCAGAAGTTCAATTTGAAAATCTGATTATGAAAATTTTTTTACGAAATTCAGTATCCAAGACTGGAATGAGAATCTGCTGAATTTTTAAAATTCTTCTTTTAAAATGTATATGATCATTGCATATTCGTCTGTCATAATTGTCTAAAAAAATATAAACTCGAACTTTCGGTTCGAAAGAAACACATTTATAGAATGTACTCATGTTTACTTTTGTAATGAAAATGGTTTTAGATAAAAAGATGCGCGAGTAAAATAAAACTCAAAAAACTACAGTAATATAATAAATGACGACTAGGGAAGAAATGGACGAAATGATTTATCCCCGTCAATATGCTCCGCGACTGAGAATTGAAAATTCCTCTAGGACCATTTTAGTATTAACTACTTTTTTGATTATCGCAAACGGGCTCCTTATCGGCCATTCGCTCTATACATCCTTTTTCGAACAGCCTTGTAACATTTATCCATTCGGAAATTTTAACAATACGGCCAATTTTAATACAGTCACTCCAATAACACCCGTCAGACCAAGTGCAAATGATACCCAAATAGATGCATTAGAAAGTTAAAAATATTTATAAAATGATTCTAAAACCAAATTTTATTAAAATCAGTAATTTTTTAACAAATGATGAAATTATGGAATTATTTAACATCATCGAAGAAAACAAAGAAAATTTTCAGGATACCACCACTTCAACAGACGCTGAGGATTACAGGAAATCTAAAATTTTATTTACCAAATATTATGAAGAATTATACTTTAAATGGAAATCTAAACTTTTTAATATGTTATCTGATTTATGTGACGAGCTTTGTCATCCACATTTTGTTCCTGAAATGTTTGAATTACAAATTATAGCAACCAACGATGGAGGGTTTTATAAACTACACAGCGACTCGGGTCACGACACGTGTAAAGATAGAGAAATTACTTTTGTATATTACTTTAATAGAGAGCCCAAAAAGTTTTCTGGTGGACAACTGCAAATCTATAAAACCGATACTTCATCTTTACAAGTAGACGAAGTAAATTCCATTAAAATAGATCCAGAACATAATAGTATTATATTTTTTGATAGCAAATTGCTCCACCAAGTATTGAACACCAAAGTACCGTCGAAAAATTTTATGGATTCTCGGTTTACTCTAACAGGTTGGTTTAGATCTTGAATTCAAAATAAAAATTTTATTTTGAATTCAAACGCATTTTTTCACATAGGTGATTGAGCTGCAACATCCGTAGGCATCTTTAAAGGTAAAAAATCCATCTCCAGTTGTGTGATACGGTTTTACAGATGATGGAATTCCATATCCACCAAACACTGGCACAACGTAATAATCGCTGGCATCACCACGCGAGATTACTCCATCTTGAAAATTCCTATAGTCCATTTATTGTAAAACATTAAATTTTAGAATGTATGATAAAATTTCCAAAAGTCTTCCATTTTATTATACATTTTTTATGAACAGTATTGAGAAACAAAAGGTATGTTTGAATCGTAATAACCGCGCTCTTCTGCCAACTTCAACAAATCTCTGAAAATGTTTTGAAATTTGCTCGTATGGTGCAGTTCATCATTTATAACATGTGAAATTTCATGCAAGAGAACATACATTAAACTATTAAAAGAATACAAGTTTCCATTTGCATCTCGCATACAGAGAACGATTTTAGTTTTATTTTCTGTAAATGAAGAATATCCTTCTTGAATATTTATAATTTTACGATAATCTCTAATATTAAGTGGGGCTAGAAAACCAGAAAATTTCATTTTAGTATTATCTAACAAATCATTTGCTACATACCTCAATTTGTTAAGCATATTAGAAGAAATATTATTGTTTAATTCATAAAATCTCTCATTTGGACGATTGATTAAAACAAAAAATATAATAAATATTATGACAAAAAGCAGAAAAAACTTCATTTATTTATGGTTTATTGCAAGTAAGAAGAAGAGAGGATAATAAGCATAACGTTAATACAGTTTGGTCCCAAAAGATCATAAAGCGGTTTAAATATTTCTGAATCTTTGCCTGTTTTCAGAAAAAACAAAACGATGACTACCCCCAATAAAAAAAGAACAAATAATAATTTTTCACTCATTTTATTGTATCCATTTATGGTGACAATTAGTGCATTTTGCTACAACACTCATTGGTTCATCTCCACTTCGAATTTGTTTAGAAAATGATAAAATTTTCCTAGATTTACATTTGCCACATTTTAGAATACCTTCTACAACTTCTAATGGAGTAATGATAAAACTTGTAAATTCTTCTTCTTCTGCAGCAAATTGCTTAAACGCATCAAGTTCCCAAACTGTTTTAATGTTAACATTTTTAAAAAGTAATTCGTACAAAATCTCAGAAGTCGTTTCAACAAATGGATATTCGGGTTTAAGGCAACTCCAAATAAATTTCATCCTTTCTATAGAGTCCATCTAAAATAAAATGACGTCAAGAAGTATTGGAACACAAACCTCAACGCAGACCACAAGACCTACACCGGCAATGATTGAAGCAGAAAGGATACGACGACTTGGTACAATTCCAACGCAGGCAATGTTAGATGTAATCAATAGACGTTCCCTAATGCCTAGTGAAAGTGGAAGACTTTTGGGTAGATACAAGCGTTATAGTCCAAAATATGATATTTACAGAACTCAAATATCTGATAAAGATACAGGCAATGTTTTATATTACTACAATTTATTGATTTCGCAGGGTTGGAAACCTGATCATTTAAAAAATTTATCGTTATCAGAAATGAAACAGCTAACATGTCACGGAAGCGAATTAGACTTAGACACTCTATTGGCATTTTCCGATTATCAAACACTCTATAATTTTGCATCTGAAAATTACGGCTTAAGAAATCGACGGCTTTCTAGAAATGACTTAATTTATTTCATAACTCAAGCTTCACTGGCCCGCGGAGAACCGTTTTTGGTGAGGGGAGCTTCCGCAGAAGAAAATGTCGCAGAATCTGCAAAAATTAAGGGAGAAATTACACTACCGGTAACACCTGTAAAAATAGAACAAAACGATAGAGATGATGAAGTAATCACCTTGACTCAAGCTCAACTTGATGAGCTTGTTGGAGTTCAACCATCAGTACTTCCAACTACTCCGGTAGCGGTAAATTTGCCTCCACCTCTTCCGGAAAATCCTCCTGTTGGTAGCTTAAGATTCGGATTGTTTTAAAAATATTTAAATAAATGAATACAGATACTTGTGGACCTACCAGAACTTGTAAAATCATTAGGATTTGTAGAGAAGTCAATACAAAAATGAATCGTGTAAACTGCGTTAAACGCAAACCAGTCTGTGCAATGAGACCACCTCCTTTACCTCCACCGCCACCGAAACCAAAATGTTGTAAACCTCTTGCAGATAGAATTTTTGATAGTGTATAAATTTGACTTTTTAAATATTGCAGTTTTTAAATAAAAATGCCTCCCAAAAAAAGAATTTGCAAAACGAGGCTGGAAAAATTGACTAAACCAATTTTACTTGACCTGGCCAAGTCTATAGGTTTTATCGAAGGCAATGGAATTAATCTAAAATCTGATATTATAAAATTTATTTTGGAAAATTATAATGATGATATTGTAGAATCTTTAGAAGTTAGAGAACATGGGCGTGTTAAATTTGAAACTTCTTCATCATACAATGATTCTCTTCCAAAATCAGAAAGCGATTTTGACAATAAAGAAAAAAATAAATTAAAAAAATTAAAAAAAGGCGAACTTTATAACAAAGCCAAATCTCTTGGATTTTCAAAGAGTCAAAATGTATTAAAGGATGAAATGGTAAATTTCATATTGAATTTTGAAAGGATGCAAATTTCTCCTTCACAATCTATGATTGAGTCCATACAAGAAACCGCAAGTGACGAAGATATCTTGAGAGACATTTTAAAATGTGAAAATTTGGAAGATATAATGAATATTCTAGCAAAATATCCTAAAATGGCTACAAACAGAGATGTTATAAGTTATATCAAAAATCTTCCAGAAAAAAATTCATTTGTCGAAAAAACTTCGCACAAAACAGATACACCAAATCATTTTAATAATTTTCATTCTACGTTATCAAAAATTGATTCATCGTTAGTTCAAGAAACATCAATGTTAGATTCCACAAAATCCATAGTGTATCCTTTAGTAGAAGATATTCAAGATGTGGAAGGTGCTGTAAACACATGGAAGTCTAAAACAAATTCATTGGGACAAAGTTATATACCACAATCTCGTTCTGAAACGGAAGTAGCAAAGGAAACCATTCTAGTTAATCAAATAAAAGGAGCTAGCGATATCACCGAAATTTTAACATTAATTAAAGATCCGCTTAAAATTCATTTAAGTAAAATAGCAGATGTAGATTATGAAATAGCCAAAACATTCGGTTTTATTCCAACGTAATCAAAATCATGGAGTATGAATTTGAAAAAATAAAATCAAAGTTTTCTATGAATGAAGTCGTAGATTACGTGCGAAAAAATGCCTGCAGCGAAGAAAATAAAAAATTGTTTTTAAATGGAAGAAATTTTGGCAATCGTACTATCACTAGAGTTGTTTTTGAAAACATATACGTTTTGAATAAAATTTTAACCATGACCATGGATCTTTCAAAATTTAAAGAAGCAATTAGCATCAATCACGAAAATGTTGAAAGAATTTTATGTTGGTTTCAAGATGAACATTTCCATTATGCCTTGACAAATCTTTTTAAGTACAAGTTAAAAACAGTTTGGGAGGAAATGTCTCAATTTATAAAATTTGATGTAAAAAAAATGTTTTTAGATTTTTTTGAAGGAATATTATTTCTAAAAAATAAGAATATAATTCACACGACTATTCACAGCGATAACATGGCTTTCAACGGAACCAATTGGTACATTAGCGGTATATTAACAACACAAAAACTTGGAGAATGTACTAGCGGAACATACAATGTGTCAAGTCTGAAATCCAGAAGATTCAGTAATGAAAATCATTTTTTACCGAGTGATGATTTATGGCAATTAATATTACTATATGTGGTGACGTATTACGGTTACAATCCTTTTCGAACATACACAAAAATTCAAAATTACGAAAAGTGGTCTTTTGATTTTTCTTTGGATTGTCAAAACAATATAAATAGAGGAATTTGTCAGAGCATAACCGTAACAGATAAAATTGGTTCGTATGGTGATAAATTACACAAAATGTTGACCAATCTTTTTGAGAATTCTTATGAAGAATTTAAAATAATAATCGAGAATAACAATGAAGAAAATGTTATTGATTTAATAGACGGAGATGCAGTATGCATAATTTGCTATGCAAACAAAAAACAAGTAACGTTCTCACCTTGTGCACATAATATAATGTGTTTTCCATGTGCAGAAAGACTGGCAAGTAAAACATCTCTAATCTGTCCATACTGCAGACAAAAAGTATTGGAATGGTTTGTTAAAACTTTTTGAAAATTAGATTCTATACAAAATTAGTATAGAATCTTACAATTTGTTTCCCATTGTGTGCAATGGAAATATTTTTCGCTGCAAACGATCAGGAGCTCTCCTCTGAAGCCATTCATTCTGAAAATTTTCTCTCTGTTCCAATTGCATTTCAGTGTAATAATCTACTGCAGTAGAATTTAAGTTTATATTTGTATTGTCTAACAAATTTCTTTTTATATATTGGGGCAATTTAACGTAATCTACATCATCGTAATTGTATTCTATCCTACCAAGTAGATTATTTAGAAAACTTCTATTTTCAGTTCCGTACCCATAAAATCTAGGATCATACACTGAATACCTATCTATATCTGAATTTTCTTTGCTAATTAGATAAAAATTGTCGCAATCTCTTTGTCCAATGAACAATCCTTTATTCGACAAATTTGTAAAACCACAATTAATTTTTGTAATTATCTGTGGCTTTGAATGCTGTTTCGATATCAAATCTGTTAACCTTATCGAAAATTTGTTCTCATCTTCATAATACTTTTGATATGTTACATTATTTTTTTCATTTTGAGCAGAAACGACGATACTTTCGCTAACAATTGGAGGAACATATCTGATAGGAAGATTTGTCTTGGGATTTTGTCCAATTATTAAATCTATATTTTTCATTTATTTAGTTACTAAACTACAACTGGTGTTGGGGTGGGTGTAGGAGTGGGTGTTGGAGTAGGTGTTGGTGTGGGTGTTGGAGTAGGTATTGGAGTAGGTGTTGGGGTGGGTGTAGGCGTTGGAGTGGGTGTTGGAAGGGGTGTTGGAGTGGGTGTTGGAAGTGGGGTGGGTGTTGGAATGGGTGTAGGAATGGGTGTTGGAAGGGGTGTTGGAGTGGGTGTTGGGGACACTCGGCCATACCAACCTAAAAGTCCAGACAATAAGATGAAAATTACACCAACAATGATTTTAGTCGTATCGATCATTTTATTATTATAAATTAATTTTATGGTTTGTTAAATTAATAATTCCGCTGTAAAATGTGTCATATGTTCATCTTGCATGTCAAAAATTCCACCGCTATCGATTCTGCAAAGAACTTGATCGCCAACATTCAACCTTCTTAAAATGTTAATGTTTAAAGTTTCGCCTCCTGGAGGTCTGGGAGTGAGATCTGGGGCCATTACGTAATTTGTTGTTGCTGTTGTTGCTACAACTACATTGTTTATTACCATTCGAACTCGACTCTCTAATGGTTCTAATACAAAGTAATATCGTAAACCAGTAAAAGTTAATCTATAAAGACCTGCTTTTGGACATGTAAATATTCCAGTACTTAAATTCATGCCAGAATTTGGAGATTCGGTTATGAAAGAATCGTAAACGATTACGCCATTAACTTTGATACTTTTGTTGATGACACAATCAAAAAATACCTGTGGTTGAATTAAACTTAAAATTTTTTCGCTAGAAAATGTACTATTTTTAGCGACGGTTCCATCGTTTATAATTTTATCTATTTCTTGTCTAATTTTTTGTGAACTGAAAGTGCTATCTTTTCTTACAGCATTATCATTTATTATGTTTTTAAAAAGAGTCATGATTTTGTCTGATGTCCATATAGTGTTCGAAGTAAGATCGTTATTATTTACGATATAACCACTTTCCGATGGTTTTCCTCCTCTGCTTATTAAAAGTGTTCCAACAGAATTGTCCTCTGTATAATACTTTGAGAATATATACCACGCTAATATGACAGCTATCGAAGCTACAAAATAATATTTAACCGTCATTTATTATCCACCTTGATACAATTCTAAGGGCGTAAAAACATAGCATTGAAATATGTTGTGCCTATATTTTGTAATAGCGAAGAAGCTTCGTATACATTTACATGAATAGAAATGTAATCTGTTGTGCCGTTAAATACCACTATTCCACTTGCCCGAGCAAGATTCCATCCGATTCCATTTGCCATATATATTTCTTGTAAACCATTTTTCCTAATAGTTATCGTTGTGTACCCTGTACTGTTAATGTTGAAATTAACTTGAGCAATAATGGAATAATAACCCGCCACTGTTGGAGTAAATCTACCATTGGAAACATTATACCAATTATTTGGGTTTGATATTATATAATCATAAATAACAGCATTTTGCCCAACTGATACACTATAATTTTTATTTATTCCCATGTGTGTTAATGGATTGTTAATTGTATTTAATAGTTTTGGATTAATACCAGAGTCTATTAGCTGTCCATCAGCTCCTAATTGAGCCAGATTTACGCCAGGCAGCTGTTTGGTATAAGTTTTTTCCGTCTTGTCTGATGTCCATAGAATTTTTAAACCAGATTTAGTATCATCTACACCAAACCCAGAATCAACAACTTGACCAGAAGAGTCTAAAACAGCCAAAGAGTTTGGAACGATAGGAACTTTTTTTTGGAGAAGATTCAAAGGATCCAAACCAGAGTCTACGAGCTGTCCATCTGCTCCTAATTGAGCCAGATTCACACCAGGCAGCTGTTTGGTATATGTTTTTTCCGTCTTGTCAGATGTCCAAAGAACCACGGTTCCTGAACCCGAATCATCTACTCCAAATCCAGAATCAACGACTTGTCCAGAAGAGTCTAAAACAGCCAAAGAGTTTGGAACGACAGGAACTTTTTTTTGGAGAAGATTCAAAGGATCCAAACCAGAGTCTACGAGCTGTCCGTTTGTCCCGAGTTGAGCTAGATTCACACCAGGCAGCTGTTTGGTATATGTTTTTTCCGTCTTGTCAGATGTCCATAAAATATTAGCTCCTACAACAGTATTATCTAACCCATAACCAGAATCTTGAATCTCTCCAGTTGCACTTAAAGAAGCAAGTGCGTTTGGAAGGAGAGGTACGGTAAGCTTTGGAATTGATGCAACATTAATGCCAGAATCTACAAGTTGACCGTCTGCTCCAAGTTGAGCAAGATTTGCCCCTGGAAGTTGTTTCATATACGTCTTTTCAGTTTTGTCGGACGTCCAAAGTATATTTGCTCCACTAACAGATGCATCCACTCCATAACCAGAGTCTACAATCTCACCAGTACCACTGAGAGCTGCCAAAGAGTTTGGAAGGAGAGGTACGGTAATCTTTGGAATTGATGCAACATTAATGCCAGAATCAATAAGTTGTCCCGTACTGCTAAGCTGTGCAAGATTAGATCCAACCAATTTTTTAATATATGAAGCATCTGTGAAATCAGAGCTCCAAAGAATGTCTTTGCCTATTTTAGTATCGTCCAAAGTTACCAGACTGTCCACCACTTGACCACCGCTATCAAAAGATGCAAAATTGTTAAGCTTTGCCGTGTCGACAATTCTCATACCCAAGTTTCCAAGAGCAGCATTCACCAACAAATCGTCTATCTTTTTGCTAGAATAAAGTACGTTGTCAGCGGGTGTGGAAAAATCATTAATTTTATAACCCAAATCTAGAAAGGAATCTTCACCGGTATAAATTGGAATATTTCCAGCAACTCCAGATAGATTTGGAAATTTATTGCTAGACCACAAAATTCTTGTTCCTTTTTGATTATCATCTACCTTATATCCGGAATCTTTAATGTTTGAATCTTCAAAAATTGCTAAATTTCCGCTAACAGAATTTAAAGTTTTTGGTCTAATAGCTAATTCATTCTTTAAATTTTCCAATTCTCTATTAGTATTGGCATCATATTTTACTAGCGAGTTTGCAGTATCACTTTTCAGATTATTTATAATTGTATCAATTTCTGTTTGGTTATAAGAATTTCTACCACTTGAGAAACCTTGAGCCAATGTACCTGCAAGAGCTCCAGCCGACATTAATAATGGTATACTCATTTATTAATATTATAATTGATTTATGCAAAATTTTAATGGGATTTCTTGGCATTTTATAAAGTCTGGTCGATTAGATTTCATTTTTAAACACAAGTTATCGCCAGGGTAGAAGTATTCGATTGTACAAAAATTTACAAGCATATTACCTGATGACAGAAAATTGTGTGATTCGTTAGTTTTAATTGACACAGAAAGATTGCACTCGCCTGAACAATCAAGTCGTCCATAAACTGTAATCATATAGTAACCCCCTTTTTCAAAAATATAACTTTTATTGTCTTTCAACTTGTCACTGTCATGACATTTTTTAATTTTGTACTTTACACTGCTCCAATCGGCTTGACATTCCAAATCTTCAATATCTCCGAGAACAAATTCTTTTTCTTTTAACATTCTGTCAATTTTCTCAGCCGTCCAAAGACAATTTTTTGTTGTGCAATTGTCATCAATCCTAAGGCCGCTATCAATAATTTTATCGTTGGATAACAAAGCCAAATTTCCAGATTTAACGTTACTATCCATTTTAGCAAAGTTCATTTCCTTAATTTTCTTCGCGGACCATAAAACATTGTCCAGAGGTTTTGAATTGTCGTCAACAACAAAATCGCTAGAAACGAGTTCACCTCGATCGTTTGTTTTCAGCAGATAATTTGGAAGTAGACATGTTTTTTGCATTTTCGTATTCTTTATGTGTTCACAAACACTTTCCATCATTTTTACCTTTGATTGAAACTCGCTGTTGATTTTTTTACACGTTTCAACTTGTTTTTCACTTGTCCACAGAATATTGTTGCCGCATTTGGAATCGTCAATCACGTAACCAGAATCTTTTAAATGTCCGTTACTATCGAAGTATGCGATATTTCCTTCTGTGAACTCTGTTGGTACCAACAGACATTTATTAAATTTATCGTCCTTAAATAATTTAGAAATTTTATTAGATGTCCATAGAATTTCAGGGCTGGGTTCAGCCTCGTCATCAAATTTCATTCCGGAATCTTTTAAATTTCCCGTCGAATCAAAAACCGGAATATTTTCTGCATTTCCGATAATCTTATCCATTTTTAAATTAAATTCTTTAGAAATTTTCTCATTTTCGCTTTTTTGCTCATTTAAAACTGTTTTAAACTTTTCATGCACATTTGTATCCAAGTAATCTGAAATCTTTTTAGACGACCATAAAATATTTAAATCTGTTTGGGAATCGTCAATTTTGTATCCACGAGAAACATCTATACCGCCATTTTTACCCGTCATACAAATTAAACCGTCGGGAACTTCTTTAAATTTGGGTATTGTGTACAGTGAAATATCCTCTATAATAGAGCCTAATTTTTTGCTAGAGTAAATATTTTTTTCTGATGGCAGAGCATCGTCATTTAAAGTATATTCTGAACTTTTCAGCTTTCCGTCAGTATCATAAACTATAAAACTGTTTGGAACAAATGTTGAAGTTGTCATAACCAAATCGGACATTGTTTTTTTTATTTCGTCTTCTGTTTTTTCCGAACTCCACAGAATATCTCCTCCCTTTAAAGAATCGTCAACTTTCAGTCTAGAATCTATAATTTCTCCAAAAGAATTAAACTGGGCTAAATTTCCTTCTTTATAATTTAATGGCCTTTGTATTAATCGTTCTTTTAAAACATTTTCTATCTGTTCTTTACATTTCTCTGATGACCACGCAACATTAGGTCCAATTGTCGAATCATTGATAACACAATTCATTTATTGTAGTTACGAAAACCTTTTTGAATATCCTTCCTGTACTTTGTTTCATAAAACACACCCATCCTGTTTCCTTTTCAGTGATTCACAAAAAGAAGAATATGGATAGTCAAATCTCCTTAAAAACGAGTCCGCTTCATTCTGAAACTCCATTCGATAACGCAAGCTGTCGTCCAACTCTTGATTCCAGGTTGGTTTAAGAATAATTTGTCTTTTTTCATCTTCAATGTACATTGAATTTGTTGGATATAGTAGCAATTTTTTAATTGGGTTCCTGAAGTTGTTTGTTTCCTTATATCTAATATTTCCCAATTCTATATCGTTGTAACAGTTGTATTTTAATTTTCTTTGTTTAAAATCTGTTACCAGTGGTGGAGAGTTTACTATCGAAGGTCCTCCCATCCATCTATTTATACCTTGATTTATGGAATTCCAATCTCTCATTTTATTATGGCAGAACGTAAATTGTTTTTATAAATTTTTAAAAGGCTTTTAATAATTTTTTTGTTTTTAGAATTTTTTAGCGATATTCTTTTGAAGGACTTAACAGAAGACATCAGGAAAAATGCTTATCGTTATTTACTAGAGGATTCAAATACTATTAATTTTGATTTTTCAAAAGGATTAATTTTCAAACCTTTGCCTGGTAAAATAATCAATCAAAATTTATGCAGAGGTCAACCAATTTTCAGTCCCGAACTTGATTACTTTGATTCTTTGGCAAAATTTCATTCTGGACACTCTTGTTTTAAATGTGTTCATAAAATTATTTTTGAAGAATATTTGGAAAACGATGAAGGTAGTTTTGATGGATTTTTACATCTTCCTGAATGGATTGATTCTCAGATGCTTTTTGAAAATGAACCTGTGAAATATCCTGATTCTGTCGAACAATTTTATTCTTATTATGTCATGGGAAACATTTACACTTCTAACGAAGAAGTTGCTTTAAATTGGCAACATTGTAAACGAAAAAAGGAAGTTGAAGATTATTTTTTAACTTTGGCTGCGCAGTATAAAACTCAGCACGATGAATGGGTAGAGTATATGTCAAATTCCAAAAAGGAAAGATTTTTGGAATTTGAAAAATTGAGGAAATCTACAACCGAGTATTAGAAAATACTATTAGAAGTAGAACAGATAACATTATAATGAAAAACGTTGTTTCTCCTTCAATGTTAAATGCTGGTTTTGGCTTTGTTTGTCTCAAAATGTAAATTATGGCAATAATACACAAAGCTATTAGCACATTTGAAACGAATGACATTTATTGAAATAAATTTTTTTCAAAGAGATGATTTACAAATACTATGGCATGATGATATGTAAAAGTATCTTCGTTCAACAACAATTTTTTAAATTCTTCCTTCGAGTATATTCCACCGTATTCTTTTCTTAAACGCCAATGAGGAGCTTCGTTGATAATTTCTTGTTTTGTAATTTGATGCAATAACATTTTACTACGAGAATATTTTGGATGATACTCGTTATCGATAATGAAAGAATAACAACATGACAACGAACAAAAACTTCCATCAACTTCGTAATAACCATTGTTCGATTCTTGTTCGTTTACGTTACATTTTATGTAATAAAATCCGTCTCCGTTTTTTAAATTCATTTTTTTTTCAATTTGATCAGGGAAAAATCTCAGTGGACAATGAATTGGTTGTTTACCTTTACATTTTAGTCTACACCAAAAACAATGAAAATCAAAACCTAAATAGTTATGTTTTTGGCATGTAGAAATATTACAAATATGAACATTTTTTGCATTATCTACTATTGGGACAGATTGTTCAAACCATTGGTTTTTTTTAATTTTAATAATCATTCCATAAAGTGTATTTCTTGATCACTGTCGTAGTCAAAATCGATTTCAATTTTTTCACAATCAGAATTTTGACAAGAATTATTCAATGTTAGAGAAGAAAATCCCAACACACGCATAAACTCCAAAGACTCTTCACATAATGAATCTTTTGCACGGACAACAAGATATAAATTCAAAAGATTTCTAAGTTTTTCATGGTTTTTAGGTAATTCTGCTATACCCAGACTCCGTAAAGCAGTGTAAAAATTAATTTTCATAATGTGTGTTTTTTTATCCATTCTAAAAACGGAAAGACGTTTGTGTATACAGAAGGAAATCCGTCACCACACTTGCTTCCAGTGTACGAAACAATTCCTGTTAGAGTCCAAAATCCGTCACGCATGCAGTACAAAGAACTACCGGAATCTCCGCAGCAGATATCTAGAGAAATATAAAGATTGCCGGCGCATATTTGAGTTATAAAATTATAATCAGAACCAAATTTAGATACACACAAATCTGGAGACAATAACGATACATTTAAAGTTTTTAAAAATCTATTTGTTGAACCATCAGTAAAATTTCCAAATCCAGAAACAAACATGTTTTCGTTTTCGTAAACATCGCGAAATGGAAGATTTAAACCAAATGTAGACGATGAAAACGGAATCTCGCTTTCAGTTTTAATAATAGCAATATCGTTGTATAAAGAAACCAAATCGAAATTTTCATGAATAAAAATTTTAGAAGGTTTCACAAAATTTTTCAAATTAAAACGATCACGAACATCATAAAAAATTAAAAAATTGGAATCAGTTAAACAGTGAGCACAAGTAAGAATAGTTTTGGAATTTAAGATAACCCCCCCACAAAATTTATCTTCAAAAAGCAATAAAGTAAACCAAGGACAAATTGATGAATTATAAGGTTCATACACTGACGTATTAAATAAAATTAAAAAAATAACAAAAACCAAAAATAACAACAAAACAATTAACATTTTATCAATATGAAACAATAAAATGTTAATTCCGTGTTATGCCCAAGACTTTGAAAATGATCTTCTAAATGAAGCAAAAAAATACATGCCAAAAATGAAAACAAATAATGGTATGGCCCAATTTGATACAATGGGAAATTTGTTTGAAAATAAACAAAAACTCGCAGATTCCGACACAATTTCTAGAGCATTATCAAGATTATATAGCACTAAAATTAAAGATAGAAATGGTCCAATAGTAATGGGAAAAGACAACTTCCTAAGAGGCGAAAAAGATATATTAACTTCAAAACAAGCAGTTGAAAAAATAGCAAATTACGCAAATGAAATAATTCCAAAAATTACCAAGAGAAGACACGGTATCGCACTAACAAACGAAAATGGAATCGAAGGATCATATTTTTTAATAAATGATAATTTAAAAACTGACGGAAATTTATGGTCTTCAAAAAAGATTACAGATTTTATGTCAAATTTTGATCCAGATAACTACATTAAACCGCAAAAACTAGACATAAATCAAAAACAAAATAAATGTAAAGTTGATAGCAACCTTATACCAAATCTTAAAATCTCTTGTGGATATTCCATTTTAAACAGCCTAGATTTATATAAGAATATAATTCCTAATGTTATTCTTCCTCCAGAAAATCAAGGAATTTTAACCTTTACAAACAACGGTCAACTAAAAGGCAATGGTGAAATTCCAAATAAATGTTTAACTAAACATATAATAGTACCTGAAATCCCAAAACTAGATGAATCTCAGTTTATAGAGAGCGAAACTCTTGAACCCAACAATCTCGCGACTTTCAACAACAACGGAAAACTAGAATCTGTAGATGTGCCAACGTCAACGCACATTTCAGAAATGGCGAAAAGAACTTTTTCCATAATTGACAATACGAAAACCGGAATTCCTTGTATGAATGGTTCGATTATTCCTTTGTCAACTTTTGTTACGGCAGATAAATTGAGCGGAAGTTGTGCAACTGTAAATTTTTCAACCATATCTGACGGATATGCAGTGTTTGATAAAGTGTTTGGAAACATAAATCAAATTGATAACAAAACTTTAAAATTAGAAAGCGGAAAATATAGTATAAAATGTATAATAAATACAAAAGAGGGTTTGGTTACAGATACTGTCATAGAGAAGGGGCCCATGAATTTTCAACTGAAAATTTCCGAGGACAATATTTTACCTTCAAATTTTATCATTACTAAAATATAAATGAATACCGTCCTAACAGTTTCCATAATATATATAGGGATCGCAATATTTTTCATTGCGTTGCTGACGTCTGTGTCACACCCTCAAACACCCCTTCCTACACCAACACCAACACCTCTTCCCACGCCAACACCTCTTCCGACACCAACACCTCTTCCGACACCAACACCTCTTCCGACACCAACGCCAACACCTCTTCCGACACCTCTTCCCACGCCAACACCTCTTCCGACACCAACACCCGTTCCCACGCCAACACCCGTTCCCACGCCAACACCCGTTCCCACGCCAACCGACGCATTCACGGCGGATTGTAAACTTCAGAGTGGAATAATCAATATGGATTTTAAAAAGAATGGACTTTCATGTTTACAATTTAATTCTGGAAAAGAATTATCTATAAATCAGTATATTCCTACTTTCACAAGTGCTACCACGGAAGATTACGTAAAATTTGTATATCCTTTAATGTCAAATAAAGTTGGATTTTCTTCAGTTTCTCTCAATGATCTATATAATAATTTTACATTTTTGTACATAAATGCTCCTGTTAAGAAAAATAATAAAATAATCTATACGAAAAATAATGGGATTTTATATGAAAATACTAATTATAACAGCTTGAGATTTAATAACACTCAATACATTGAAGTTGCTCTGCAGGAAACTACTTTTAAAAATATGCTTTTTTCGGATTGGCACGGATGCTGGTACGATTTTGCAAAAGGCTCTGGATATTTCATTCCCGTAAAATCTACAATGATGGCTTTCAATTCATTAGATTGTTTAAGAAGATTGAAAATTTCTCCAGACATTATCCTGCAATATTCTAGTTCCAATTTTAAACAACAAATAATTAATAGTGGAAAAACAATCCAACAGGTTTTGGATATGTGTTCCGTTTTAAATTTTAAATATAATTATACAGGAAATGAAATTAATGTGAAAAAATTCATTACTTCTATGGTTTCACAAAGAGGTTATAAAACTCTGCAATTGTTGAGCGAATTTGATGGGAATTTCATGAGACAATTTTTTGTAGATATCTTAGATCCAAATTTAAGTACTCAACAATTGGTACGTAGAAATCCTCTACAAGAAGAAGCTAACAGCGTAAAATCACATTGGTATTTAAATACATTTAACTCTGATTCCGTTAGTGAAGATTTAATAATAATGCCGCAAGTTGAAAAACAATTCAACGAATTTCCATTTAAAGAACAATGTAGACTATCAGATGGAACAATATCTATAAAAGATGTATATCTAAATTGTTTAAAGATTTTAAAATACGGTTTACCAAGTCAGATTTTATTGTCGGAAAGCACAAATTACCAAGGTTATGCAAAAGGAACCATGTTGGAAAAATTACAGAGTTATTTTACCATAGTTTACGGAAACTCTACACTGTGGAAAAGCAAGGGAGAAGCAGAATTGTTAAAAAGATTTCAATATATTGAAATATATTATCTACAACCTTTAAAATCTTTGGGATTAACACCTGATCCAAAAGGTGTCCGACAAGCAAATCCATTATATAGTGATCCAGCTTATCCTTGGTACAATCCGAATATACTTCACGCTCCGTATAAGGACAGACCCGCTGAATTAATGAGTTATATTGAGGTATTTCGACAAAATGAAAGATATAGTCTTGTTGAAATAATGTCTGAATTTGCAGCCTTCTACTACTTTCCATGTAAAGGGTCTGGATATTTCATTCCGACTGGTAAAATGCTAGTAACTGAAAATAAGGAACAGGTTTACTCAATTTTGGGACAACCAGTGTTACCAAATAGTTGGGAAAATGATAAAATGTTAGCAAGAACTTTAATGTACAAAGGTTTTGATACTCTCATTTTATTGAATTTTGCCGATCGACAAGAACTCGCCAACGTAAGGGACCCTATTGAAAGCCAAATGTCTCTTATAAGAACAGATCCGTTTGATGTTCGAGTCAACAGTCCATCTGATTTGTTGGATCCACACGTAGTGCCTGGCAATTTTAAAGCAAATTGTCTCATTACACATCAATTTGATGGGTCAATAGATGCTTTATGTGCTTATTAAATTCTAAAGAAAAAATTTCTAATTGTTTGATTGAAACAAAATCTAAATATGTTATAATTTCTTCTTTATTGAAATTTCTGTGTCTACAACAAGCATTCCAATTTAACGTTTTTACATCAACTTCACTTAAATTTATACGTTTAAAATCTGATGGTTTAAAATTTTTACCGTTTAAAAAACCATTTTTAAACGGTAACTTGAAATTTATATTGAAAATTTTACAAAACATAAATCTGTGGTAAACATCCAAATATTTGAATAATATCCTGTAAATTGGGAATAAAATTAAAGGATTCATGAATCTTTTATTACTATTATGGACTTTAAAGTTTATATAAAGATTGACGATGCTACGCATGAGCAAATTAAAAAATTAAAAAATTTTTCTGGTAAAATTACTGTAGATTTCACCGGAGCTCCAGCGCCCGCTGTTGAGGCTTCTCCATCGGTTACGCCCCAATTGATCAGATTGGAAAACAGTGGAATTAAACAATCCGACGTTTATTACGACGAGAAGAACAAGCAGTTTTTTACAATGAAACGAAACGTTATTCGTTATGAGGAATGGCGATGCGGTCTACGGTGTAAATTTTCCTTTAAAAGGTTTAAAAACGACAAGTTCGAATCGAATTTCGACAAACACAACACTTGCCGACCCAAGAATATAAAAGAACTGTGCAAGATTATTAATGCATTTATAAAATTGGAGGTATCCAGGGACGATACTGGGAAAGCGAGAGAAATTGCTACACGAGTTCGTTTGGATTTAATCGAATTCTTTGGTTTCTCAGATAATCCAGAGATCTCGTTAGACAAGTTTGTTAAGGTAGCTGAACGTGCCATTCGGGCACGTCGAAAACGTCGATCGCAATGATTTTACTTTTCGTTGGTATCATTTGGAAGTCGTTGAAAAGAAATTGAAAACAAATTTTATTTTGTTGAACGAATGTTTCTGAAAATCATCAACATATTTAATTTTACCGAGAAATAAATGAAGATTTACAAAACCAACAATGTTCGTCGCGGGAATATTCGTTCGGTGATTCCAGAACCTACAACGATAGAGGGTGCAGTAACTGTCAACGATCCATTGCCTGTCAAGGAAAAGTATAAAACTATTGATATAAAAAGTTTTGATGTTGAAAAAATTGAAGAATTTTTGAAAAAATTGCCTATTTTGGAAAGTATTGGTGTTGGAAAAATCGATGAATTATTAAAAAAAATGAATACATTTGAAATAGATAACAAGAGAGTTTCTGATTTAGATATGAAAAATTTTAAAATTGTAAATTTACGCACTCCAGAAGAAGATTCAGATGCTGTGACCAAATTATTTCTTTCAACTTTTATTACACGAAAGTTATTGAATATACAAAAACCTCTAGACTTGCATCATGCTGCAAATAAAGAATATGTTGATAGCAAAAAACAATCAATGTGTATTTTTTCAAATGGTGTTCAAGACGGAGTGCAAATGAAATTTTTTACACCTTTTCTCTGTTTAGAAAATTGTACTCTTAAAAAAGTACACTTTATTAACTTGTCTCAAGAAAAGGGTAATTTATATATTCATGTTAAAAAACTGAACGATGTAGTAGACTTTTCAAAAAGTGTTGTTGGATCCAAAACAAAAAATGGGGATTTTTATGAATTTCCATGTGAAAGACTATTGAATGAAAAAACTTTTATCTTTTTTTCATTTGATGGAGTTTCAACAAATACTAATGTAGTTCTGTTTTATGAAATGTAGGTTTCATAAACACATTTTTGTTTATGAAACTTAATTGTTAATTTTGGTATGTAAACATAAAAATTTATAAACCATGTTTAATAAATTGTCAGGTATTTTCAAAACATTAATTTTATAATATTCGTAATTAAAATCTTCTGAAAATTCTGTAAAACTTTTTAAATCAATGTTATATTCTTGACAATATTGTTTTATTATGTAAAATATCTTTTCGAAACAATCTTCTTCAATTTGCGCGTTTTCAAGATGAATTCTCATCTTTTCAATGTTATCCATTTCAAAAGATTTTAAAGCGCTATAAACATTTTCCATTTTAAATCTTTTTCAATACAAAATTATAATGAAACACAATTTTTAAATCTTCTGAAGATAAATTTTCAATTTTTCCTTTACCAACGTGTTTTCCTACAACCGCCTCAGTGCATGGATCAAAAATAAATCCAGTTTCAATATGTTCATACTGACCATATGCATTTCTTTTAATAATGATTCTTGGTCTTTTTTGTTCTAAATTTTCAACCACTTTACTAAATCTTACCTTTTTAGATTTTGTTTTTTTTGGTTCTACTTTTCTTGGTTCTACTTTTCTTTTTGTTTGTTTGTTTTCCATTCTATAAGCTTTTGTGTTAGATATTTTTCAATATTTTCAATGTAATACGGAACTTCTATTAAATAGATATTGTTTTGTTTACACAATTTCTTCTTTAAATTATCTCTAAATTGTTGATTAAGAAATGCTTCATAATTTTTATGGAAATATGGCGTAAATCTGTAATGTTGTTGACCGTTGTATTCACATGCCAATTTCAACTTTTCACAATAGCAGTCCAATTCTAGACTCTTACCGCTTGTTGGATTTTTTAAAAATGAAGGTCTAGTTTTGGGAAAGGGGAGTTTAAATGTTTTTTCCAAAAAATTTCTGCACACTTCTTCATTTGTAGAATTTATAAAATTGCCATTAGCGTTACCGATAAAAGCTTGTGGAAATTTTTCAGGAAGATTTTTAAAAACTTTAAAAAATGACTTTGTGTTTTTGCGTTTTCGTTTTATCAATATAAAAACTACAATTATAATAATGGAAAAAATTAAAATTTTTTTGAAATGATTTTTCAATGCATAGAAGATGTAATTCATTTTATATTCCGAAAATAATTTTTAAAATAATTCTCGTGAAATAATTAACTTTTATAGTACCGCTATAATAAAGTTCTAAGAGGCAGATGGGTTGAATAAAACCAAAACCTGTAGAATCGTTTAAAATGTTCAGCGGATTGCATTGAAATTTTTCTCCATCAGAAATTAAAAAAAATATACTAACCTTTCTAGTGATATTTTTATAACGAAAAGAAAATACAAATTTTTTAAGTTGCTCCTTTTCGACGTAAACACCAGTTTCCTCCAACAATTCTCTAAGAGCGCAATCTAAAATTGATTCTCCTTCCTCTTGTAAACCTTTTGGAAAACCCCAATACAAATTATGTGATTGACTTACCAATACTCCTTTTGGAGTTATTACACAAACTCCCGCTCCAGAATGTCCTTCGTATTCAGAATAATAACTTTCAACATTATTATTTTCTAATACACGTAAACTACAACACTTTCTAAAACATTGTAAATTCATTATTTTCAAAATTGTTAATTTAAAACTTTATTATCGGTAATTTCGGATAGAATTCATAAATAGAACCTAGTTCAACAAAGAATGCTAAAGCTTGACAAAATGCGTCAGCCAGATCGTCTTTTTTTTTACAATCGTTTTCAAAAGGAAAACAATTTTTTTCAGCAATATCAACTGTAAATTTTTTTCGTTCTCTATATGACATCTTTACATCATTTTTGGTCAATAATTTAGTTTTATTTTTTGAATCGTATAAAAAATAATTTTTAAATGGTCCGTATATTAAGTCAATATAAGTTTGAATTTTTGTTTGCAACTCAAAAGCTTTTCTATTTTTGGGAAGTTGTTTTTCTATTAAAATAACATCACATAAATCCAAAGGGAGGCTATCAAGATATGTTATTGCATTTTCAACACTCGACAGTTTTGAAAATGTTACTTTATATTGGCAATCTATTATAACAAATGCACAGTTCACTACACCAATATCAAATGAACCAACCAACAAACTCATTCTTGAAATATCAAGATTGGACGATGTAATTTATCAATTTGCTTAATGAACAATTTCTTAATTTTATAATGAAATATATAAGATTGTTTCATCCAATTCTTTTTACCAAACACAACTTCTAAAACTTGATCAACCGGTTCAATAAGCCTCTCAAAGTAATAAAAATAATCAATATTAAAATCTTCTTGATGTCTCAAAAAATATTCCAAATGTTCAATTTTATCTCCTTGTTTATGAGTTGGATCATTTGTATTTAGCATCAAATATTCTAAACGTCGTCCTTCAAATTTAAATTCTCCTCTTTTTTTTAATCTATTAGCCAACTGACACATTGCGGGCAATTGTTTTACATAAAAATCTTCATCGTATTCTTCATGTTCTGGTGCAATTTTCCTCATTTTGTATTGACCAAGTTTTCCATTTTTAACTTGACCTTCAAAATCGTTGAAAGATTTTGTCATAACTAAATCAGTAACTGAAATTTGTCTTGACAAAAGTTTTTGAAACTGTGAAGTCAAATGATCTTCAGCTTGCGAAAAAGAACAATTTGAAAAAATTAATAAAATTAGTTTCTCGTAAGTATCCTTAATGAATTTACAAGTATCTCTTCTACAAAGTAAAATTCCCTTTTTGAATATTTCTGGATTTATTACACCGTTCTGTTCAATTTTCTGATAACAGTAGCGTTTTTTTGTTAAAATTAAAAATTTAGAATAAATTTCATTTTCAAATTCTAATTCAATTGGTTTTGGAAATATTGCACTAACTTCTCGGCTCACTTTACACCCAAATTCAAAAAGATATTCAACGTCGATATTCGGAAACACAACGTAACAAGAATCTGTATCTCCATACTTAACATCCCCTCCAAACATTTCCTTGATTGCATTTTTAGCCTGCATTATAGTTTCCCTTCCTTTAAATGTAATACACATTGCCAGAGCCATTAGAGGAAGCATCCCCTCCCTAACACCTGTGATTCCGTACATTGAATTTGCAGACACTTTATACGCAAGCTGTCTTTGATTTAAGACCATTCTTGTAATTTCATCGATATCTTTTCTTTTCATTTCTTCTCTCGTTTCAGCTCTTTTCTTTAGCAATTCAGTAATAACAGCCGGTAAAATTCCTACAGGGGATTTTAAAAATTTATAATTTCTCTTCTGACAAAGAACAATTTTTGATGCTGATTTTTTCGAAGTATCATGTTCACAATTGTTGTGATCTTCCCATACAAAATTATGACATGGTCCTTCAAAATTAGGATCTAAAATGAGAGTGCTATAACATATGTTATAAGATATTATAATGCTTGGATACAAACTTTTAAAGTCAAAACCCAAAACCCAATCATAAAGACCCGGTATAGGTTCTAGAACGGATGCGCCGATGTAACGTTCATCAGCTGTCAATTTTTGACCAGGATGCTCGACAACAAAATCGTTATCCACACAATATTGATAAAGAGAAGAATAAACTTTAATTTGCTGGCCGTATAAAAGAAGGGTGTTTATTGGGACTTTTGTTACATTAGCCATACTGTAAAGACTAAAAAATATCTGAAGATGATTGAATAATTCGGTTACCAAAAGTGAATCCTGAACGCAATATTTTCCAATGACACTTAGACTCATTGGCGAAAATTCGTCAAATTTTCTGTTAATCTCTTCATACGATATATCATTTTTTCCTCGTTTTAAAAAATGTTGCGCAACTGTTTCTAATTTAAAATTTTCCAATTTATATTCTTTCTGAATAACTGGTAATAAATCAATAAAAATTCTTCCTTCAGCATCCAAAAAGTTATATTCCTGTACTTGGTATGCAGAAGAAGTCCACTTAATTTTTCTTTCTTTACATTCTACATTTTTTAAAAATCCCATTTTACTGAAATATTCAAAACATTGATTTTGTTTACTTCTTTCAATCAAGAAAGGTATATCAAACTGAAAAATATTGTATCCTATGCAAATATTTATATTTTCTTTTACAATGAAATCAACAAATTTGTTTAAAAGAGTTCTTTCATTGTCGCATTGAATAATCTCAACATCTTCTATTTCGTCAATTCTTTCTTTAGGTCCGAGGCTAAATAAAAATTTTTTTAATTTTGGAGAATTCAAAGTTGAAATTACACAACTTATTTGAAAACAAATGTCGTTTGGCATTTTAGGGTCTGGAAATTTCATCCTATCTTCTGCAATACATTCAATATCAAAACTACAAATCACCAAATCTGGGAAAAATCGCCGATCAATTTTTTTAATAGAAGATCTCCAATCATGCAAAATAAATTCTTCTTCGCAAAAAGATTCTTTTTTTGCACAAGATTTATAATTCGAAAGCGTAACCCAACCTACAGGATCTAAGTGAGCATTACAGCAAAATTGTAAGACGCTATTACTTTTTTCCTCGCAAATTTTAAAAGACAATATTCCCAATTTAGGAATTTGTAAAGTACCACCAATAAACAGTTTTGAAAAACAGTTTAAAAAATATCTTTTTCTAAAAAAACATTTCAGAAACAAAAATTTCTTTCGCGCAATTCCATCCTCTTCTAAATGAGCCCCAAAAAGACGATATTTTTTACACAACACAATTTCACACGGTCTTTTTTCTCCTAGCACATCTTTAAAATAGGCTGATAATATACGAATGTTGGATTCATCCCATTTCATATCTGGCAAAAGCAAATAACAATAGCATTGAAAAGGAATCTTTACCAAAATATCAGAACTATTTCCACTTTCCAAAATCTTTTTTCCAAACGCATAAATGACATCAAAATAAACATTCCAACTATATATAAAACAATCCATGATTCTTCCCGATCAAATACTTTTGGAAAGTAATCCCTCTTTAATATCAATTTGTTATAGATGGCCCACTTCTAGAGTTTTAGACTGGAAAACAATGTGTACATACGTCTATTCGAACGACGAGGTGGGATTCTTCTGCCGAATAAAACCAAAAGACGAAGAATCATGGCGTTGTGAATTTCACGAAGGAAAAAGTTCAAAAAATTTTGAAAAGAATATTCAAGAAGATTCTTATAGAAAAGTTTTTTTTCCAGTAGAAGATGGTTTAATTGAACTAAATTCTCTAAAACTATACAGAAACGATGGTATTCATCATCTACATATAATAGACGATAATACTTTTATTCAAACAGCAGTGTAATTTAGAAAAAAGGCGAAAGAAATCCACAAAAGATATGGAATAAAAAGCAGACCGGCAAATTGATCAATGTCATAAAATTGCATTGCAGTAAAAAATGTTGAAATCCAAAGCAAAATAATGATAATGACAGAATATTTTATATCAAAGTTTATAAAAATTATTGGCCATGCAAAATTTAAAATTATTTGCAAATAATATATTTTTGGAATTTCACTTTTTTGTCTAATTAAATACGCAGAATATCCGATTATGAAATATAAAAAAATCCAAACTACCGAAAATATCCATCCCGGTGGTTGATATGGACTTTTCGGAGCGTTTTTAAAATTGTCGGAAAAATAAGATGAAAGTAAACCTGCTGCCAGTGGTATAAACAAGTTAATTGTCGATGACATTTATATTAACAAACACTTGCTTTGATGTTCTTCTTCCTGAACTTCCTCTTTCAAAAAATAAAACATTTTGAAAGAGGACCACACAAAACCACTGGGCTCTTCGATATTAGAATACCATTCCCAAGCGTTAAATTTATTGATTAAATTTTTTAATTCGTCAGAACAGTTCCAATAAGGTTCATACCAACGGAATTCGATGCCGTCAAAAAGATTTTTAACAGAAAGCCAGTCAACAAATTCATTGTCTTTTACAAAATTTTTAAAAAATGATATCATTTCTTCTTCTCTTTGAATGAACAATATTTGTGCATTTTTTAAAATTTTTACGGAATAAGTATATCCAGTTTTTTTTCTATAAAACAAATATCTTATGCTATTTATCGGAACCAAATATATTTCCTGGTATTTTTCTTCTTTTTTAGGTATAGATTTAATAAAATTACAAGAGTTAAAATATCGTTTCATTTATTTATTTTAAAGTATATTTAACTGAAACCATTAAATCCCATAAATAAAATGTCTTTAAAGAATTTTAATCCACTTCAAGTGAAACAAAATCTATGCCAGGGAGCTAGCGACATCATCTCATCAGATAATAGGGGGCAAGTTTTTGAATCCGGATATTCTCTGAGTGACACGGCAACCACAGGTCTTGACAAAGTTGTTCGAAGCGCCGCTTTTATTGAGGCAGGTCTTGATGGGAAAATGGATCTTGTTCCGTCCGCTGTGCCTCCAAATGTTGCAATTTTTGATGCTCAAGGACAAGTTATCGATTCTGGTTATAAACTTGATGACACTGCTCCTCCTGCTGCTAACGTATTATACAGTTCTTTGAAATTGACAACAAAGGTATATTTAAGAGGTAGTTTTTCCGCCAGCGTAGCACCCGACGGTTCTGCAGGATTTGTTCTTCCGGGAGTATCAATCATAGATCCAGAAGCAACGTGGTCCGGAACAACTTTTACAGCTCCGCGCGTCGGAAGATACCTTTGTCACGCTGTCGTGCGCCTTTTTAATGGACAAGCACTTGCTGACGGTTGGCATCAGTTAGAAATTCAGAGTCCTCTAGGCATTTTTACTGATCGTGTTGTTTTCCCCAGCGCTAACTCTGGTGTTGGAACTAACGACAGCTTAATGCTACAATTTGTAGATACGGTTTATTTGACTGCTGGGCAACAAGTCTTATTTGCTTATACACAATCTACCGGATTTCCTAAAACTGTAGATCCTAGCAAGAGCATTTTCGTAGTAACGGAGTTGTAGTATTTAAAATATTCGATTTATAAACAAATGAATACGATTTTTTACGGAAAGTGCGAAGAAAGCGCTCTATATTTTAAAAATTTATTCGATTTGTTAACACAACTTACTCCTATTTACAATGGTTCCGAAGCAAGCATTAGAATCGCTTCTTTTAAAATTGACGCCGATGGAATGCAAATTTATTCCTCAACTTCTGAAAAGGTGTGGGTTTCATCTCAATTTAAGAATCAAAACTTTTCAGAGTTTGTTGTTTCTGGAGAAATTAATATAGGAGCGAATTTAGAACTTGTAAAACTCTTTTTTAAAAATGCTAAAAAACACGATCATGTTTCATTTTCAGTCTTATCGGATGATTTTGGATCTCCTGTAAAATTAGATATAACAATAACGAAAAAGGATAATATGAGTATTAATAATGTCATAAATATTCACACCATTCAAAGTGAAAATTTGGACTTTGAAGGTCGTCTTCCTGAAACTTTTGTTACTCTCAAAAGTTGTGAATTTACAACAATGTGCAGAAATATCCACAATGTTAATATGGTGAATATCGAAACAAAAGATAATTGTCTTTATTTACATTTTGATATAAACGAGATTAGCAAAACAACGGTACATTTTGAAAACAAAAACATTTCTTGCGAAAGCAACCTCAATTTTAACGCGATTCATTTTAAAAATGCAAATAAACTGGCAAGTTTAGATTCTACAATCAAAATATATATTAGTCAAATCCATCCAATGATTTTTGAGACAAAAATTGGAAATTTTGGAATAGTTAGAGTTTGGATAAAACCAAATTAATTTAAAATCGCACCAAGAAAACTATATTAAATAAAATATGGAAAATAAATAATGGACAATTTAAAAACAGATAGTGCAGTTATTATAATTATTGGCCTATTGGGACTTTTTGGAAGTTTATTATATTTAATTGCATACGACAACGGAGCTACGACTCAAAACAAACCAGTTTTACCTATATATCCAACTCCATTACCAATTCCAACACCAACTCCATTACCAATTCCAACACCTACACCTACACCTACACCAACACCTACCCCGACTCCAACACCTACTCCGACTCCAACACCTACTCCGACTCCAACACCTACTCCAACACCTACTCCAACACCTGCACCGGCGCCCGCACCATTAGCAATTCAGAAATATGCATTTTTAATTATCGGACAATCGAATCATTGTAATTATGGCGAATCTGCGAAATCGTCATTAAACGGAAAAGTTTTTAACAATAATAAAACTTATTCTGTAACCGATCCTTTACCGGGAGTTGATGGTGCAAAAGGTAGTGTCTTTTCTAGGTTAATGAATTTGCTTGATGCAACTAAATATGATATAACTTTAATTCCAGCTGCAGTTGGAGGAACATCAATTTTGAGATGGAAACCTTCTGTTAACGATTTATTTACAAATGTGATAAAACAAGTAGAAGACTTTAAGAAAACTGGAAATGTAGTAACTCATGTATTGTGGCATCAAGGGGAGTCTGACAAATCTACAGATGTTAACGTATACAGAGATGCATTTATAGAAATGGCCAACGCATTAAACACTCTCACCAATAATGCCAAAATTTACGTGTCCAGAGCAACTTATTGTTTCGGAACTAGTAGCTCACAATTACGAGATATGCAGTTCTTTTTGGGAGAACTTTATAATCATGGTCCCAATACTGATAATTTGGGACCTGGATTGCGATACGATGATTGTCATTTTAACGATGATGGTCTTTTGGAATTTGCTACACTTTGGAAAAATGCTCTTGGCCTATAGTTTTTATTTTACCACCATGTTCCATGTAAACCTTTTTTCTAATGTTAAAATGAGAAATTATTACAGGATGATCATCCACAAGATCGATAATGATTGGATCTTTTGCAGTCCTCATTACTCTACCTATAAATTGTATAAAATATTCAACGATATCAGATGCGAGAAGTAGAGAATCTAATTTGGGATGATCAAAACCAGTTCCAATTTTACTAAAAGTACCTATTAAAATATTAGAATCTTTGTCAAAAGTAGTTTCATTTCCAATTAAGGTAGACACAGAAAAGTTTTCTTTTTTAAACTTAGACTCTAAATAAGTCGCATGACTTTTTCGTTTTACTAGAATTAACCATTTTCTGTTTCTGTCAAATTTCAAAATAATTTTTACAATTAAGGAATTTCTTTCTTCATTTTCACATTGCTGTTTTAGAATGAAATTCCAATCCAATCTCTTATTCCAAAGATATTTATTTTCTAATTTAATTTTGGTATAAACATGATACACATAATGAATTTTAGACAATTTTTGGACAATATAATTTGCTCCAAAAAACAGTTTAAACGCAGCGTTCAACTCATCAGATCTATACGGTGTAGCCGTGAGGCCTATAATTTTTTTCGGATTTATTTTCAACAAATTTAAACTTCTTTTTTCACTCAGTAAAAGATGTGTTTCATCTGTAATCAAAAGTTCAAATTCCTCAATGTTTTCAATTTTAGATATTGATGCAATATTGACAATGTTGAAATGGGAAGATTGTTCTAATGGAAGCTCCCTCATTTCACCATTTGAACAAAATTCGTAGACGCTCTTTTTCCACTGCTCAACAAGACATACTCTATGAGTTACGACGAGAGTTTTAAGTCTAAGCATACAAGCTAAAGCAAGTGTGGTTATTGTTTTACCGAAACCGGTAAAACATGATATCATAACCACACCTTCTTTTAGCAATTTTTCCTTTGCTTTTTCAAAAATACTAATTTGATTTTCTCTAAGTGTTCCAGAAAATTTTGGAAAATCGGCAATAACTTTAAAATGTAAGTTTTTAGCACCGCTCAGATAGAAAGGTACCAAATAAAAACCATCTCTTGCTTGTTTGTGTATAAAGTGAACACTTTCTCCATTTTCTAAAATAATTTTTGTTTTTTCAAACAAAATCTGTTCGTCTTTTTTACATTTCACAAAAATCTCAACGCTCATTTTATTGGCTGAAAACTAATTGTTGCCATCCTTGCTTTAAATACATCCAAATTCAAAGGATTTAAAATTGCCAAATCCTTTGGAATGTATCCGTACTTCATAAAGTTTGCCAAATCTCGGGATGGATCCAATGAAAAAACAGATTTACATTGAGTTGTACGAGTGTCTTGAAATGCGGAATCTTGCAGTCCTTTTGTAGTGGTAGGTTTTTTAGAAAAAATTTCAAACATATATGCAGGCCTCAAACCAGCCACAACGTTTTGAGGTTCTAGCAACAGTTGAATGCTATCTAATCCCTTAGTCGTTAACATTGATAACATTATATTATCAAATCGACTCGCGTAAGAAAAATGACAGCCTATAGGAAAATATTTTTTATAATTATAGTTAAATCCATTAACTATTCCCTTGTCAAGACCGGTGTATCCTTCAATGTACCAAAATTTTACCAAATCTATAGCAGCTTTTCTCGCGTCTGTTGCATTTGTTATTCTTGTACCTTTGTAACCATGACTTTGTAGAGTTGAAATAGTCATCGCAGGCCAATTTGTCGTCGATGTTACGCTTCCAGATTTTATAATATCTTGCACCCTATTAACTTGTTGTACCAAATTTTGCTCAAAGGCGTTGGTACTTCCCCTAATTGTTAGTAGTTGATTAAAATCTAAATCACAACCTCCATTTTCTTTCGGACCAATTAACCAACCCAATTTGGTGTTAACTACAATGCTTTTACCAACAGTTCTCCAAAGACCGCATCCAACTTGAGGATACGTCCAAAATCCTCTATAATCCAACGGAGAAACATCTTGGCACAGTTTCTCAGGAAACCCCGGTGAAGGGCAATCGGTTGCCAATTCAGTGCTAAAGTTTTCAATTGTATATGATGTGTCTCGGAGACATCTTTTAAACGTTCCAGTCGGCACTCCACCAGAGCCATCGTTATCTATTGTTATGCATTTATAGTTTGATGGTAAAAACAAATCAGATTGGCAGTCTTTGTTTTCGCAATCTTTTTCGTTATACCACGGTGAACTGCTATTTTTTATGGCCAGCACTTTTCCATCTGTTTTAATTCCTTTCTGATTTTGAGTCCAATAAACGTCCTGAGATGCTGTGGGTTTACAAAATTCTGTAATTCCATACTCTCCTGGGTACACAATTCCCTCGTAATAGGAAAAATTAGGAAATCCCTTTTTACCGCTAAAACCTGGTCTGACGATTGTGTCTTTCATAAAATTACCATCAGGATTATTAGAATTGAAAGCTCTGTTTAATAACCAAGACGGTGTCACTATTGATGCAATTCCAGGCCACAAAGAACAAGTAGGCAATCCTTTGGAACTGAGACGATCCAAAGAAAATTTACAATTTGGCAAATTTAATCGTACACAATCACAGACTGATCCATCAAATAATCTTGAAAATTTCAAATCGGCTTCAAGACTAGTTAATTCTGGTAATCTATCAACCGTGTAAATAAGATTCCCGTTTGGAATTTCCATTCCTGGAATAAAGTTTAAATACCAACAATCTAATTTGGGATAAAGATTTTTATAAACATCGAAACTTTGGATTGGCATGTAAGGCCAGATTATTTTAAAATAGTTTGTCAAATTTGTAAGCAAAAAAGCGTTCGCATCGGGTGGTGCTACTGCTTCTGGTTTCACCAAAGATGTCGCATTCGTTGCAAGTAATTCGCTTCTAGCTGGCAAAATGTCAAATATACTTTTAGTGGCCGGTGCAACAACCGGAGTTGCATCTGCCAAAGACACCGCATTTGTTGCTGTAGTATTGTTGACGTCTGCTCCTTTAGAATTTAAATACCAAATCACAACCATTGTAGAAATTAAAATGCTAATCATCGTAATAAGAACTATAGGGTTCATTTTATATTAATTATTATAACAAAACCAACCACAATCGATAACAAATAAAAAATATTATACAATTTTTTTGCTCCATTTTTCCCATAAAGATACTGAATAGCTAAAATATCATCTTCATTCAGAGTACAACTTACCAAATTTAAGAATGGATACATTATGGCACTTGTTACATTGGAATGTCCGATTCCCAAAGAATGACCAATTTCATGAACCAAAACTGAAAAAAGGCGGTTTTTATTCCAAGATTCATCAACATCCAAGTGTACATTTCCACTTTTTTGTTGACCAAATCCCGGGCCAAAGGCATGCGCTAAAATACCACCTTTACCGTCAAAAGGAACACAACCTTCATGAACTTGTTTTTCAAAAGAAATGCAAATGTCCACATCTACACAGTCTGATTTCATATTAAAAGTTAAATTGGCATATTTTTTCCAAACTGAAAAAGCAGATTTAGACAACGCCAATAATCTGTTGTCTCCATTCGTAGACCAAGAAAAATTATTTTTATTCCATCTCGACTTGTGCAATGTATAAGAAAATGTTAAAGATGCAAAATACAATATTCTTATAAATTGCATTTTATTATAAATTTCCTTAAATGTTTACCGAAAATTCACGAGACGATAAACAACTTTTCCACTTCACCCGGCATTCTACAAATGACGCAAGTATCAGTAAATTCACGATTTATAGTAGAACAAATTTCACAAAGCGCAGCATGGTTGCAAGGTTTAAAAACTCTGTTGATATTCCTATCAAAACAAATTATACACGGATTTTTTACATTTAAAGTTTTCTTTATGTATGGTTCCAACACACCTTCCACCTTGTATTTGAATAAAAAATTATTACTAGTCCTATTACATAAAAGTTCAATGAAATTTTGATAATCTTCATTCTTGAACCAGTTAGTGTTTTGATGCAATCCGAGACCCACGCAAATCGCTTTCGCTTCGGTAAGATTGTTTGATACAAACATATACTTTGAAAACAAATCGCATAATTCAGAAGCTGGTCTAAGATTAAATTGCGCAGTGGCTTCTACATCCTCAATCGGAGCACGGCTTTCAAAATAATCCAATTTATAATTCGGATCATTAAACAGATCGTTTATCAATTGTCTTACAAGAGATTTGTCTTGAGTAACTACAATTTTCATAATTTTGCAAGCCATTTCAACACTGTTTCTCAAAACATACCTAAAAATATAAACTAAAAGAAAATCCAATTGTCTATTGGTTAATCTATCACAACATTTTAAATTTAACAAATAATCTGGGCTTTCTAAAAAATTTAAAGTGTTATACAAAACAATCCTATAATCTACGTGGTATAAACGAATAATTTCTTTAATTGATTTTTCTTTGTGCATTTCCTTTACTTTTTCAAGCTCGCGTTTTTCGATAACATTGCGATTTTTCAACTCTTCTTCGTTTAAAAGAAGCAAAATTTGTAGAGGGTAGAACCCAGAGATAAACTTAAAGGGTTGATCTTCTTCCATTTTACTTCTTACTGTTTAAGAAGTAGTAAATTCAATTTTTACAATGGATAACTTAAAGTTTGTAGAAAAATACTTTCAAGAACATGATCTTGTTCGGCATCAAATAGAAACTTACAACAGATTTATATATGATATTGATTATGTAATTTACAACGAACCAAATTTACAAGTAAAAAAAGAAAATGGCAATATTTACAGTTTGAAATTTTTTGGATCTTTTTTGGATAATCCCAAAAAAGTTGACGAGAGAGGAGATGTATCGTTACTTTGGCCAATGGAATGCCGACTAAAGGAAATCTCATACGAAGCAAATTTATACGTTCAAATCGAAGAGAAGGTGATTTCAAAAGATGGAGTTGAGATAAAAAACCAAATACATGATAGAGTACTTTTAGCAAAAATTCCAGTAATGCTAAACAGTTCTGTGTGCAATTTAAAGAGAAATGAAGAAAGCTATGGAGATTACGGTGGATACTTTATAATTCACGGAAAGGAAAGAGTAATAGTTGGTCAAATGCGAAATGCTTACAACAATCCTGTATGTACATGGAAATCTGACGATTTGTTATGTGAAATGAGAAGCATGTCGGAAGAGACATCACACAGTGTCCTAGTTACAATGAAAATTACTCCAAATTTTGCAATTTTAATTAATATTCCGTATCTAAAAGATTTTATTCCAATAGGAGTAATTTTGAAAATTATGGGCTTTTCAAATTTTATGGAGGATTGTATTAAAAATGTAGGAAATGAGGAATTGCTACAAAGATATTACACAAAAATGTTTTTAGATAGTCTGGATGAAACTGCTTTCTTAGAAAAGATTGATAATTTGAGACAAATTCTGGAATATCAACTGTTTCCTCATCTTGGTGTAAATAGTTTAAATGAACAGCGATTAAGTTGTATGTCACGAATGCTACGTCAACTTTTTCTTACTCATCTGAATATATTAAGCATCGGAGATAAGGATTCTTTGTGCAATAAACGGGTTGAATTTTGTGGATATCTCTGTACAGATTTGTTTAAAATGCTTTACAAAAAATTCATAAAAACGCTGCATCTTTTAATGGAAAAACAACATCGTGTAGAATTGTCATGCCTCAATAAAATATCAGGAATTTCAACTGGACTTTTATACAGTTTCGCAACTGGAAACTGGGGTGTACAAAGAAACAATTATATTCGAAACGGCGTTTGTCAAATCCCCCATCCCAAAGTTTCTACATGTGGGATGCTTAGCGCTCTTCGCCGCATTATTATACCTATTGGCAAGGAAGGAAAAAATGATAAAATAAGACAATTACATCCATCTTCAATATTTTTTATATGCCCAAACGAGACTCCAGAAGGACAATCTGTCGGAATAGTACTAAATATGGCAATTTTTTGTCACGTTACCATGTCGTCTTGTCATTTATCAATCCAGAAATTGATAAAATTGTTCGTGAAGAGAACACGGGGACAAATTAAAATTTATATCAATTGTATCTATTTCGATGACTGCGAAGATCCACATGTTTATCTAAAAGAGTTAAAAAGACTGAAATGTCTAAAAATTCTTCCATTTAGTGTCACTTTTCATTACGTAAAAGAATTACAACTTATTGACATATACTCTGATGCGGGTCGTTTCATAAGACCTCTTATAAACCTAGAAAGGTTCGCAGAATTTGAAAACAAAATTGATGAAATGTCTTGGTTAGATTATATTACTAAAGGTGTGGTTGAATATCTTGATCCAAATCAAATTGAAAACACTGTAATTGCAATAAATTATGATTCTTTGAAAAAATATGGAGATTGTTACGAATTTATGGAAATAAATCCAAGTGCAATGATGGGTGTTATGGCTCTACAAATTCCATTTTCAGATCACACTCAAAGTCCTCGAATATGTTACCAATCGAGTATGGCTAAACAAGCAATAGGTCATATTCCAAACATTTTGCAAAAAACTGAAATTGTTTCTTACGTGATGAATTATCTCCAGAAAACGTTGTGCAGTACAAAGATGGCAGATATATCAAACATTTCTCAGCATCCAAACGGCATTAATTGTATTGTAGCTGTAGCAAGTTACACTGGATATAATCAAGAAGATTCCTTGATTATTAATAAGAGTGCTTTAGATAGAGGATTATTTTCAATCACTGTTAACAGAACTTTTATGACTGAAGAAAAACAAAATGTAACAATTTCGTTTCCTCCGAAAGAGAGCCGAAAAATTCATTACAATTACGAACATTTAGATGAAAATGGTATCGTTAAAGTTAGAACTTTTGTAAAAAAGAATGATATTTTGATTGGTAGAATGGTAACAAAACTAATGAGAAAAGAAAAGATTGTTCTTGATGAATCTATACCATGCAATGAAGAAGGACAGGTGACAAGAGTTATTATAAAAAATAAAAAAACCGGTAAATTGGTAAAAGTAATCGTCAGTAAAGTTAAAATTCCAGAGATTGGTGATAAATTTTGCTCTTTTACCGCGCAAAAGGGGACATGTGGCATGATTTATAACCAAGAAGATATGCCATTTAATTCTATGGGAATGGTCCCAGACATTATTATAAACCCTCACTGTATTCCTAGCAGAATGACAATCAATCAACTTATTGCATGTATTGTTGGTAAGATAAAATGTGTTTCTAAAAAAGAAATAACTATTGATGGAACACCGTTCAATAAAAATTTTTCATTTTCTGAGATTTGTGACCAACTACAAGAGGAGGGTTTCAGTAGAAAGGGAACTGAAGTGCTGTACAACGGTTTTACCGGAGAGAGAATCAAAAGCGAAATTTTCATGGGTCCTACATATTATCATCGACTAAAACATTTGGTAGCTGACAAAATTCATGCTAGATCACAAGGCCACGTTACGGCCTTGACAAGACAACCAAATTGTGGAAGAGCCAAAAATGGAGGGTTGCGCATAGGAGAAATGGAAAAAGACAGCATGCTAGTACATGGGATAAGTCGTTTTATTCGTGAAAGAATGTTTGAAACTTCAGATTTTTTCCAGATTGATGTGTGCAATAATTGCGGAATTATATGTGTTGAAAGTTATTGCCCCTCTTGTGAAAAGAACGAAACTTCAAAATGTAATATTCCGTATGCAGCAAAATTATTGCTTCAAGAATTGAATGCTATGGGTATTAAAACAAAAATTGATGTCGCTTAACGTTTTTAAATTACAAAATACCAAAATTTTGTAATTCTATAGGATTAAAAAAGTTGTGTAAAATAAAATGTCGGTAAAAAGTCTGAGACAACAATCGTTGTCATCAACTGTTCGAAATGATGACAACTATGAATCTTTACCAGAATCATTAAGATCTGAATGTGACGAACAAAAATATTCTTGTTGTTTTGCCGTTAAAAAACTTGATCCCAAAACTTTTGCTAGACATTTGGAAAATTTAGAAAATAACGTTAAAGAAATTTATAGTTTTGATTGCAAGAAAATGGAGAAAATAAAAAGAAAAGGAAGAGGATCTTTTTTTAATGCAATTGTGTACAATCCTCAATTTGTCAGGAATTCAATCAAAAATAAACACGATTTTTGCCTTTATCAATTGCTTCTTTTCGGTGTTTCAGATCGTTTTGGATACAAGGCAAGTATCCGTTTCAACAGACCAGATTTAATTCCTTTCTTTTTTCAAAAAAATTTAGATGCTGATTACAGTGCAGTTAAAATAACATCGTATTCTAAATTTAATCTAAAAAGAGAGGATGCAATCGATGAAGAATATATTGACGTTAGGACTCCTGATAGGAGAAAACCATGCAATGAACTTTCCTACGCTGTTCTGACTAAAAATATAGACGTAGTGCACAAGATTGTGGACTGCGAGACTGATGAAGCGGATAACGATGAAAATTATGAACCAGATCATGAAAGATCTAGAGACGATGAAACTGGACCAATTTTTTTAGCCATTTTATCTGGTGATTTGAAATTAATTCGGGCTGTTGATCACATCCCTATTTCTAAATCTATTTTAAAGAGTTATTTAAAAAAGTGTTCTAAAAAACAGCAAAAATTACTTTCTTCCGTTATAGAAAAATCTTCTTTGACGTATGATGATGATTTTTCAGACGACGATACTTCAGATTAATTTTTATCACCTCCAGAAAACATATTAAATCCCATTTTATTTTTGAAAAGTTTTGAGGCTGCGAACAAAATTGTTTGTAGTATCATTGTAATACACAATTGTAATTCTACAGGAAGATTATCCATTCCAGAAGGAATATAAGATTTTTCTCCAATTTTAATTAAAAGTTTTTCATATTTGTTCATATTGTTTGCATGAAATTCGGTGTACCCTTCCATATCAAATCCCATTCCAGCTTTTCCCAATCCCAATTCTACACACCCACATAAACCCAAAAGACATTTTTTATAAAAACTAACCTTGTTATCTACATGTATCTGTTTTACAAGCAATTTATAATGTTTTTTCACCATGTAGTAATCATGGTCTAGTGTATAATTTGGAATGTTTTTGCCACTTTTTTTCAATATGTCTAATTTAACGAGTAGTTTTTGTTTCTTTAAAATAAGTTCCGGATTTTGTAGAATTTTTCGTTCCTGTGTTGGTTGTTTTATATGATTTTCTTTTTGGTAAATGTTTTTCTTTTCGGCTGGTTTTGAGTATTGATCTACCAAATCTTTGTACTTTTTCTTAATTTCTACATCTTCATTGTGCGGTTTTATAAGGGTGATACTTTCGGGAATTTGTTGTTTTTCTTGAACTTTTTCGGAAAAAATATCTTCTAGCAGACTTTCTTGTATTTCTGGTTTCGTTGGCGAAATGATGTTTATAATTGATTCTAATGCTGGTGATTTTGCTATTGCCTTTTCTTCGTGCACAACTTTTTCAACAGGGCTATATTCAAATTCTTGAAACAATTTATCTTTTTCTACCTTTTCCTTGTTCTCTAACAATTCCAAATATAATCTCGGATATTTTTTCATTTCGAAGTTCCCTTTATTATGTATTTTAAAACTGTATTTAATCTAGCCAATTTTATAGTATATTCTATTTTATTCAATCTAAAAAGCGGTTCAAACATATTCGAATAAATATTAGTATCATTTTGTGTAATGAATTTGTTGTTTTTAATAGTTTCAAAAAGTAATCTGATATATCTAGAATCATCTTCAAGTTCGCAGTCCGGTAATGATAAGTCATCTTTTGGATTGTATTGTAAAGATTTTGGATTTATACTTTTTTCTAAATCAATGTGTAAACAACCAACTCTGTCGTATATGGTAAATTGTATCGGTTGCGGAGTTAAGTTTTTAATACAATTTTTGAAATACGTCAACGTTTTTTGGTCCACATATTTTTCCAAAAGTAAAATTTTTCTATAGATAATTAGTTTGTCGCAGTACATGCTATCTGAATACTTTTCAATGTTTTGTAGAGCTGGAAGCAATGGAGTTGGGAATCGTTTTTCATATTTCACATGTTTTTGATACATTTCATTGTAATTTTGAAAAAATATTTTAAATGCTTCTTGAAAACATAAATTTTCTTCAATTTTAAAAAGATTTTTAATCATATGAAATTTTTCCAAAACATCGTAAAAATTATGTTTAATATTCCAATAATTTGTAAAATTATTTTTTACATAAAAGATTTTATCATTGGATACAATCTTAACATTGAATTCACATTCGTAAAAAAAATGGTCGTATAATTCGTGAAGCACAATCGTTCTAGGAGAAATTTTTTCAATACAAATTTCAAAGTCTATTAAAAATATGGAAAAATGCCATTGTAAATATTGAAATTTTACCAAACTTTGAAATAAACATAAAACTTTTTCCTCCAAAGTGAGGTTTGATAAATTTATGAAATTATCAAAAGGTTTTCTTGCCAAAAACCAATCGTTAAAATTAGTAAATTGTGGTAAATGTTGCTCAATAAACGTGTTCCATTTTATAGGATGATACCGATAAGAACCTGTGTGTATAGATAAATTTTGTAAAACATTTTCTAAATAATCTAAAATTTTATCCCTTGTTAAATTTTCCAAATAGAAATTATAAGCTTTCTCACCTATTTTTCTAACAACGTCGTCATTTTCCAAACCCCAAGCGATTGTATCCAACAAATTTGATAAATCTCGTTTAATTGGAATATAATGTACAAAAGGCTCTAATTTTATCCACGATATCCATTCACTTTCAACGAGAAGCAAGCAACTGCGTGTACTCAACTCTCTGCCTAGTCTAAACGCTGAGGTATGGCCTTCAATGTGTATTATAAACTTGTAGAAAGCTTGCTCTCTTAAAGAAAGTGGTTTAACCGTTTTGCATGGAAATTCATTAAATTTCATTTCTTCGCCACATTTTATTAATCTTTTTTTATTTTTTGTAATACCAACGTCCAGTAATTCGTGGTTACAAAAAATTGCACTAGTACATAATTTTTTCCTGACATTGTCAAACAACGGGCCTGTGTTAGATCCTCTGAAAACGGCCTTGTTTTTTTTAAATTTCCATTTCACTGGATTTGGTTTTTGTTTAGAAAATTCCCAGTCTTGATATGTAGGTATCAGAATATCATCAAATTCACGTTTTTTGCTAAAACTCAATATCGGTGCCATTGAGCATAATTTGTCTCCTATGATTTCATGTTTTGTTCCGTAAATGTTAAAATATGGTTCATATTTTGCATCTTTCGTAACTATGGGAAAATCTCTCTTGTTTACAAAAAATTCGATACCCTCTGGAATATTTCTTTTTTCTACAAGTTCTGTAAACATTTCAGTGATGGAATTTAAATTGTGGTGATGATCAATATGCGGATTTTCAAATCTCATCAATCCATTATTTGTGTGCCAATATTTTGGATCTTGAAAAATTTTAAAATTTTCATTTTTTAACAATTTTAAATCAAACGTTACTAAATGACCCCATTCATTCATTTCTCGAGAAATGAATGAAATAATCTGACTTCCCTTTTTCCCCAATTTCACAAAGATTCCTTTTTGAATTTTATCATAAATGTAATTAAATGTATTTATGATATCTTCTCCGTTAATATTGTTAAATATTTTTGGAAAAGAAATTTTTGAAGTAGGCGCAAAACAAAAGCTAGAGTGACCATATGAATTATCATGAATATTTTCAAAATCCAACTTGCTGTACACTATTACAGATTTCATATTTATATTTAATCTTATTTTTTAAAATAAGAAGTTAAAAAATATTGAATTATTACAAACAGTATATTAATAGCAAATATTAACGTTACAAATGTAAACACGTTTAATTCTCCTACAGTCATTTGTTTTAAAGAATATAAAATTATTTTCTAGCCGTACGTTTGCGAGTCGGTTTTGATTTTGACGCCCAAAAACATACCTTCCTTTTTGATTTCGATGGCGCCTTCGTCGTTCGTTTCCTCCTATACGTTCGTTTTTTTGGCGAAGCTGAAAGCGATCTTGAAAGGGAACGTCGTCTCTTTCGCCTAGTGCGTCTTACTGGAGACCATCTAGATTTACGAGCATATGATCGCCTTTTGGGCGACCTCTTTACGTAGCTACTTTTTAAAGAAGATCTCCTCCTTCTGGTTGGTGATTGAGATCCTCTTTTGCTGGAAGAACACAACGTCCTGCAAAGGTTGGTAGTCTCATTACAAACTATTCTACAATTTGAGCGAACCATTTATTTTAAAAAAAATTTCGTTATTTTAACAATAAATGGAAGATTTTATTCCATCATATCACAAATATCCAGCGCATTTTTTTAAAGAATTTCTTGATTTGCGTTTAGATCAAAAAAACCTTTTTAAACATCAAGAATTTTTAAAAAAATATTTTGCCAACGTATATACATTGGAAAATGAACTGCTTCTTTTTCATTACATGGGTACGGGTAAAACTGGATGTGCTATAAATATTATTGAATCGTTTATGGAAAATTTTCCTTATGAATACAAAGGGGCTATTATCCTGACAAAAGGAAAAGGTTTAATGCATAATTTTATAAGAGAAATTTTAAAAATTGCTCCAGACAAATATGTACATGTGGATGATACTTTAAAAAAGAAAAATGCAAATTTAAAAAACGTTTATAATTTTTATACTTTTGAAATTTTTGCTAAGTTGATTAGAGAATTGTCAGATAGTGCAATCGTCAATCGATTTAATTCGTTTATTTTTGTGATAGATGAAGTCCACAATATTAGAAATTTTGGATCAAATCTAAATATATATGATCAATTTCATAGAATTTTACACTTGCTTCCTCACAGAAAAATTTTACTGCTTAGCGGAACTGTTATGCGTGATGCGCCAGAAGAAATTGCCGATGTGATGAATCTTATTCTGCCTCTCGATAGACAAATGCCGACTGGTATAAACTTTATGACGACTTTTTTTAAAAATGATGCTCTTGTAAATACCAAATTGTTAAAATCTTTTTTTAATAAAAAAATTTCATTTTTAAGAGATCCAACTCAAAATGTAAAAAAATTATTTATGGGTAAAGTGGAAGATCCTCTAAAACATTTTAAAATTATTGCATTGCCCATGGAAGAGAAACAAAATGCCGGATACGAAATTGCTTGGCAAATGGATAAAGATAATGTGAACATATATTCAAATTCAAGACAGGCTTCGTTGTTTGTAGACGATAATATTAAATTTGGAAGAGAGATAAAATCGGAGTATAGGAATATTGAAAAAAACAGTTGTAAATATAATTATTTAATAAATAATTTAGTTGAAAATGAGCTAACGTTGATTTACGTAGATATTGTTAGAGGCTCAGGAATAAATACCCTAACAAGGTGTCTTGAGCAGCGAGGCTACAGGAGACAAGTTGGTGTCAAAAAAAGTTTTGTGGCGTTAACGAGTAAGTTAAGCGAAACACAAAAACAAAATTATATAAACATTTTCAACAGCCCAGAAAATGTTTATGGAAATTTAATAAGCATTTTAATTGGAAGTAAAGTAATTGTGGAAGGTTACACGTTTAATAACGTCTTACATGAGCATATTTTAACTCCTCATTGGAATTTTTCCGAAACTTCTCAAGTTATTTCACGAGGTTTCAGATTAAACTCACACGAGGAATACATTCGAAGATCAGGTATTATTCCAAACGTTAAAGTCTACGTGTATGCAGCCATTCCAAAAAGACTTCCCAGTATAGATTTGATAATGCTAAAAACCTCGGAAACTAAAGACCACAACATATCCCAAATTGTAAGATGTATTCAAGAAGCTTGTTTTGATTGTTGGCTTTTTAAACCAAGAAATGAGATTTCCGGTTATGATTATAAAAGAGAATGTCAATATCAAAAATGTGAATATACGTGTGATATCGAAAGAAAAGACGATGATCCTGTTTTAACAAAGTTTTTTGATATAAATTCTTTTCCATTTTCCAAAGAATGGGATGATATGTTTGAAGATTTAAAAAAATCTTTTAAGAACGCATGGTATATAAAATGGAAAGCTTTGTCAAAGTTTAGAGATTACCAGCTTGCCCAAATTGTAACGTATTGTATTAAATTTCACGTAGTTTTTATTAATCCAAATGGACAACAAAGTCATTTAAGATATAACAACAAAGCCATATTTCTTGTTCCTCCATATTTTATTGGAAAAAATACGCAAGAATCACATTTGTGGTCTAAACATGAAGATTACACTTTGCAGATGTCTTGCGAAGACCTACTTTTGCAATACGACATGGATAATATGGATTATTTTTTAACTTTATTTCTTGAATGTCAGGATTACAACATGTGTGCCACAATTTTAAACCATTTTCCAATTTTTATTCAAGAAATTATTTTACAAAATGTTTTGAAATTAAAAATCTTTCCAAATGAAAAATTTAAAAACATTTCAGATTTTGTTCTCCAGTACTATTCCACTAGTATATTTGAAAATGAAGATTATTTAGGGTTTATATTGGAAAAGTCTTGGTGTATAGAGAAAAAATCTGGAAAAGTTGCTTCGTCGTCTCTCATCGAAAAACTCTTTAAGGATAAAAAGAAAACTATAGAAGAGAATAGTTTGGGATATTTTGGTCAGGAAAATCGCGCAAGAAGAGAGTTTTGTATACAAAACTCTAAAATGACGAGAAATCTAGATAGACGAAAAAATCAGTCAGGTAGAAGGTGTATTAACTGGAGTAAACCAGAATTGTTAGATTTATGCAAAAAAATTCTCGACCCACAAGAAGATTATCAAAATATGAACAGAATTGAAATTTGTTCTAGGTTACAAACTTTTTTTAAAAAACATAATCTTATGGTTCACGACACAACCTGTGGTAATCAAAATAAAATAAAATCATAAAGTATTTAACAAATCTTCCATCAACTTGTAGTCAACATCTTCAGGTTTAATGCTTTTACACTTTAGACTTTCACAAAACCAAAGCCATATAATTTTTTTCTCCAATGGAAAATTTTTAATTATTTTCCATTGATAAGAAAGTTCTTTGATTGAAAGTTGTTCTTTTTTCTTGATATAAGTAATTTTGTTTTCTCTAAAAGTTTCTTCCCAATTCATCTTAATAAATGAATATCGAGGATATTGCTAGAAAATTTAAAACACTACCCAAATTTATAGACAAACATCCGGTGAAGGGATACTTTGATTGGATAACAAAGATTAAAGAAGAAAGTCATTTTGTCAATTTTTCTGAAATTTCGCAACAATGTACGAATAAAAGTTTACTTCCTTTGCTAAAAGAAATCTATATAAATGTAAAAATTAGAGAAGTTCAAAATGATAAATTGATGAAAAATGCAATTTTCTGGGAGCTCGAGCAAGAACTCGGCTTAAACAACATAAAAGACAATGGAATTTTAGAAGAAATTGAAAATGATATTAAAATATTTTTAAAAAAACCTACTTCTTTGTTGAATGATTATTATGAATACACCAAATCATTGATAAATAACACCACATTTAATTGGTTGGTAAAAATTAAATGCGAAGATTTATTTAGAATTTTGGAAATTGACAACGAAATCAAAGCTGCTATATATAAAACAAATATCAAAATTGAAAAATCATTTATGGTTGAATTACCTGAATTAAAACCAGATTGTTGTTTTGTTCATTTTAAAGGGTCTTGGTTTAAATTTAAGGAAATTTGTGGAATTCACACAGTATGTGTGACGAATGAAAAGATGTTGATCGATAAACTATTTAGACAATATAATATTGCTTTTGAATGTTCAAAAACTACAATTTCCGGAAATTTTTATTTTAAAAATTTATTAATATCAACCATTGCTTTGTACGATGTTTGTTTTGATAAATTTTTATCCTTTGTTTGTAACCCAAAGTCTTTTACGACAACTAGTATTAAATTTTTTGAAAATGACGAAAATGTTGGAAATATTTTTTTGAATCAAAAAACTGTTAGTAGCAAATCGAATATAACAAAAAAATTTGGTTTAGATAACTTTCCAGTTGGATCACCATATATAAAGTGCACGTTTAATAACATAACAGATGAAGAGACTTTGGAAAAACTAAAATTACAACTCTCGCAAATTTTATTTTTTTCGCAAAAAAATAAGGATGCAATTTTAGAAGAATATAAAATTATATTACCCCCTCGTTTTCACAATCTGTTAGAGCTAGATTACGGTGCAGTTTCCGAACCTGAAAAACCTTGGTCGTCAAATAAAATAGTCAGACAAACAGTACCAGAATTGTTTGTTTCAGATTATCCTAGAAAATGTTTACATCTTCCAAAATTAACGGATAATAATACAAACGCAATACCATTTCCAAAAAATGACGATATTGTTCCTATTAGATGGTATTCTTGTGAACATCATAAATATGCTAAATACCCCGGTTTAAGAAAAAATCCGTTGCACAATAAAGATCTTTTTCCGTATATACCGTGTTGTTATGTGACTGACCAACGGAAAAAACCAAATTCAATCTTCAACTTGTACTACAACGATGAAACTGAAAAAAAACCCACTAAAATTACGGAAATGACATTATCTGCCAATAAAATCTTACCAGCTGGTTCATATGGAGAGGTTCTTCCAATTTTCAAAAAATATTTTTTATCTTTTGAAAATAATTATTTTCGTTTAGGTGTTGAAAATTCTGGAAATTCTTTTGTCAAATGTTTAGAATTTGCCACAAAAAAAAGTTTAGATAATCGCGAACTGATTTCTGGACTAAATTCTGAAATTATTTTTCAAATGGAACATTATTTTAATGTTAGCATAATTCTTTTTCAAAATAAAAGGGATTTTACCGGTTTAGCGAAAATTAATCCTTATAAAATAAGATTGCCCATGTTTCCATGGAAAAATAAAATTGTTATAATTTTAGAAAATTATCGTAACAATGAGTCATCCAGCTGTCGATGTGAACTAATTTGTAAAAACAACTCTCCGATTTTTGAAAAAACAGAAGAGCTAAAAAAATTAATGTACGTTCATGACAAATATAACAATATTCTTAGAGTTCCAAAAAAGAATAACGTTGTGGGTCAATTTCTTCTGAATAAAGATATTTCTTACAAATTAGTTATTGAAAGAAAACAGGAAAATTCATCGAGAATAGTACAAGGACTCTTTCCGTTTTATTTTAACGTTTCTGTTTTAGAGGAAAAAACAAAATCTACACCGAATCCAGTAGATTCTTTTTTGAATGCTTCGAATATTTTTAACTTGGAGTTAAAAAAATCATGTGAGAAGCAATCCAATAATATTCTTATCAATAATTATGTAAAACATTTTTCTCAAAGAAGAAGAAATTGGATTCAAACAAATAACAAGCACGAACAAGTTTTATTTCACAAAAATCCGAAAACGTTACAATTTTTTTCCCTCGAAAATTATTTCGAATATTTAAAAACTATAAAAATTGTTAAATTTCAGGATCATAGATTATTTGATAAAAAAATTTTAAACTTAATACCAATAACTATATCTGATCTCTTAAAAATTGAATCTTTCAAATTGTTTGAAATTTCATTAATAAATTCACATTTTCTTAGAATTTATAATTATAAAGAAGATACAATATCAAAAATTGTTATAAAAATCGACAATAATCTTTTTGTACTTGAAGATGACAGACAATGATGAAGCCATTGAAGAAATAGAAGAACGTTTTAAAGTTACACTAGAACCCGTTTCGTTTAATTCTAATTTTCAGTCAGAAATAGAAAAAACTCTGCTGAAACACTTTGAAAACGATCAAAGAAAGAAATATTATGTGTTGCGAATTCAATCAATAACGGTTATAAGCAATATTATAAATGGAAATAGCCAATGTATTGTAGACGTCAATGCAAGTTTGGTAATTTTTAAACCGAGAATTTCAAAACATTTATATTTTGAAATTATTGATGTTGATTTAAAAAATAATTATAGCGTTGGATTATTTGGTAGATTTAAAGTGTCAATCGAAGGTATTTTAGAGAAAAAAAAGATAGTAAAAGTTAAAATTGAACATTTAAAAAATTTTAAAAATGAAATTATCGGTATTGGAAGTTTAGTCTCGATTGTAGAATAATCTATTTTTAAAATTTTTAGAAAACAGTTTTTTAATCATTTCGAAAAAATATTGTGTGTCATATTTCATTCTTTTGGTTTTAGGTTCTTCTTCACGAATTCCATCTTCTTCCAATTTCCTTTTCATTTATCCTAAAATTTAGCTTTTTATCTATTATAATTTTCGAAAATTAAAAAGAAGACTTTAAAAATTCAAATGTATATCAGGTTTTGAAAACGAGAAAAAGGTGTATCATATTTCATTCTTTTCGTTTTATGTTCTTCCAGAATACCGTCTTCTTCCAATTTCCTTTTCATTTATACTAAAATTTAGTTTTTATAAATGATGTATTGTAATTTTCGAAAATTACGAAGAAGACAATCAACTTTTAAAAATAAAAATATTGCCCAAATTTGGGCAGAATGCGGATTTTTTCAAGACAGAAACACGTTTAAATGTTTTTTTTGTGGTCTGGAAAAAAATGTTCTACCTATAAATTGTTGTCCATGGAGAAACCATTACATGTGGAATCCAACGTGCGATTTTGTCAGATTAAAAAAGGGTATTTTAAAAAATTCAAATTGTATAGTTTGTTTTGAAAATGAGAAAAACGTTTTATTTTTGCCGTGCCGTCATTTGATTGTTTGTAGTGCGTGCGTTGAAAAATTGAAAAATTGTGTAGTTTGTAGAAATCAAATAACTACCCATATCGTAACATTTCCAGGTTAAAATGTACTTGACGTCAAAAATTAGAAGATGTTTATCAAATATTCAAACATTTTTAAATTCAAATTCGACAAATTCAAAAGATCCTTCTTACAAAAGCACATGCGACTCTCTTAGACAATGCTCAAATATTCTTAATGGACACCTCATGAAAGGTGAACGAAGAGAGTCCAGCAGGGGTTCTCATTATGTAACTTGTAAGGCTACAAGTAATAACTGTAAATGTATTTCTGATAATAATGCAATAATAATAGATATTGAGATAGCAAATAGACTTATGAAAAGATTTTAATATTTGTATCTAAAATTTTCTTGAAATGATGATGGTAGTTGCTGGAAAGATTCTTTACTAATTGGAATTTGAAGTTGGCTCGTTAGGGGGCCGCTAAAATCGTATCCAACGTTCTGAAATTGAAAATTTGGATATCCTATGGAATCATAAAATGAAATTACAGCTTTTTTATAAGCTTCTGAATCTACATTTGGAATGACTGCATTACCAAAATCAGTTATGCTAGTTCGTGGGATTGGATCAGGAGTAGGAGCAACGGTAGGTGCAAGTTCAAAAGATTCTCTTTTAAATCCAGCGCTTCTATCACGTACGACGCTAGGCTGAAAATTTTGAAAGGGTTTACCATAGCTACGAATTGGAGATTTTTTTCTCAGAGCAGACGATTGTCGATAATCAACTTGATGCTGCCTTGGTACAGTGAATTTTTCTTTGGATGGCGTCGACGATGGTATTGATGAAACACAGTTACATTTCTTGTCATTATACATTTATTTTTAGAAATTGTAAAAAATTGACTTTAAACTAAAAGTGTGTCATCTGGAATAAATAATGGTTACATTAACTTCTGATAATGTTAATGAGATAGTGCAAAGTTTGCTAGAGTATGAAAGAAATGGCGGTAAATTTGTCAGCTCTCAAGGGGACAGAGTCAGAAGTCAGTGGATGCATGTCAATGCTCAGGAATACAACAAAGATGTTTTTAAAAATCTCATAATGAAAGACGTCTCGGTAAAGGATGGATTCAGCACCACAATCTACAGAGAAGGAATTTACATCCAAACAAACACTAAATATTTTGAAACGCGAACTTTGATAGTTTGTTCGACATTGTTGGAATTGATTCAGTGGCAAAAAACTATGGAGAAAACAAATTTAAAAATTTTAATAATTAAGGGATCTAGAAAAACAATACCACCAAGCGATGTTATAATAATTACCAAAAATTTATTATCATTGATTGCACATTTAAAATTTTATAGAATAATATTCTATTACGATTATCCAAATAGAACATTATTTTTTGAAAAATCTAAATTTTGCTATTCTCCAACCCAATTTTCAATAATATACAATTGGCAAAAATATCAAACATTTTTTTTAAAACCAAACAGAACAGAGTACATTAAACCCGATTTTGTATTTTTAAATCACACGGATAAAGACGACTTGACATTTTTTATAAAAACATGTTCAAATACACATGTTTTTAACTGTTTAATTTGTCTTGATAAATGTCAAGAAATTTTAGAACTATCTTGTTCTCACCAATTGTGTGAAAGTTGTTTAGTCAACATAACAACTATATCAGCATCAAAAACTTGCCCATACTGTAGAACTTCAATTCAACATTCAAAAATTACAAAAATTATTCAAGAAAATAAGCTAACATCTTCTTCGATAGCTTCTCATCTTTTAAAATTAGATGATGGAAAATGTAAAATATTTAGGAAAACTGGAGTTCCTGCAAAAAAAGCTCTACTTAAAAAAAGCAGAATATTTGATTACGCTCAGTTTCCCGAATGGGACAGTTCAGATGATGACAAATGCATCATGATACAAACAGCATCAGATTTTAAAAAAGAATTTGTAATTTCAATATGCAAATCATTTTTTAATCAAAATAGGAAAAAAAGTTTCAAAATGTACGTGTTATATAATGATCCAAATCAAATAGAAACGCTTACAAAAACAATACAACAATATTTTCTTTAATTTCAAAATGAGTTGTCATTTTGAAATTCAAAAAACATGACACAACACATTAACACCGAATAACTTGTACATGTGCGTATACGCTTGGTGTGCTTCATTTTTGTTATTAAAAGAAAAATCAACCGATACAAAAGAAGGAGGGCCACAAATTCGTTCAACCTCTTTAATGGCACAGTTATATTCAGATAAAACCTTTACAATTCTATCCAAATCAATGTTAAAATTGTTACAAGATCTAAATTGAACAATCAAAATAGACATTATTCTTGCAGTGTTAAAAAGCAAAAATTTTAAAAATACGACTCGTCTTCTTCAGATGAATCTTCAAGGTTCAAAGAAGTGCTTAAAAGTTGGGTTCGGACTTCTTCAACATTCAGAGCACTTCTGGGGGTTTCGTTCGAGCAACTGGTTGCAGCAACATGCTTTTTCTGATTTTTATGTCGAGCGCACTTCCTGTCGCTATCTACAGCTTTGTTCAAGCATTGTTGATTTATACGCACACCTTTAGTGAACACGTGATTGCATTCAAAAACCTGATTGCTCACATTTACACATTTAGCCAGTTCTTCAGCGGAAATGCCGTACCTATCAGTAATCCGTTTAAAAACTTCATTTTCGAGATATTTTTGGAACAAGTCTTGTACTCGGTTTGCGAGTTCCATGATGACTAAGTAGAATTCACTAAAAGTAAAGTTTATTTATTCAATTATTGTTTAAAGTTTATAATTTGAACTACTACATTTAATGGAAAAAAGAGTAAATTCTTTTTTACAACAATTTCCCATAACATAACACAATTTCTGTTCACAGCGATTACGTGGATAGTTATTGTAACTATTAAAAATATTTATAATTTTTTTAAAAAATCTAAAATGATTATAGTTGGTAGGAAAAATTGTATAAGCAGAAATTCCAAGAGCAGTAAGGTAATTGTAAGGAAGCAAATGGTCGGGAATTTCTTCACAAAATAATTCATGTTCGTTTACACAACCGCCATAAGAAAAAGATAAATATTTCTTCAACATAGTGTTATCTTTTAGATTGTTTAAAATATCGTTATACCAGGGTTGGGTCTTGTGCAAGTTATTTACAATATTTTGTACAAGTTTCAGATTTTCGGAACAACCATAACAAAGTAAAAAAGTCATATTATAATTTCCAAACCAATAGCAATATTTTGCAACAAAATATTTTTTGGGTTCAAAAATGCGATTTTTAACAACTTCAAGTACACATCCACAATTTGACACAGGACAATCATTTTCAGAACAATCAATAACTTTAAATTCTACATCCATACACGAAATTCTACAAGTGGAAGAACGAACAAATCTCGAAAATAAATATGGATCACAAACAGCCATATCTTACTTGTTTGACGGTGGCAGACCAAATGATCTTTTGATGAAAATGAATTTTAAGCACTCGGAAACGCGAGAAGAGAAGGTCGGCCTATAGAATACGGTATGAATTGATGTGATATAAAAAGGGCTCAGTTGTTGTCTAAATTGAATTCAGTTTATTCTGAATGTTTAAAGCGTACTGACTGATGGCAGTGTGGTTAGATGGTTGTGTGGATATGCAATTTTAAATCACAACCACTATTCAAACTGTCGTCTGTCGTTTAAACGCAATTGATCTTCTATTTTGTGTGATGTTACGTGAGTTGATATTGCTCTTTAACTTTGTAACGTTAATTATCTGATTATTTGTCTTTCTCTAAATGAAATACACTCGAAATAATTTTTTAAAATGACACCTCTTTTAAATTCGATACTATTTGCATAGCAATTGTGTATGTGCTGACACGCAATGAATAGCTGTTGAATTTCAAGCGGATGTGCTGACGGAAACGCAATGAATAGCTGTTGAATTTCAAGCGGATGTGCTGACACGCAATGAATAGCTGTTGAATTTCAAGCGGATGTGCTGACACGCAATGAATAGCTGTTGAATTTCAAGCGGATGTGCTGACGGAAACGCAATGAATAGCTGTTGAATTTCAAGCGGATGTGCTGACGGAAACGCAATGAATAGCTGTTGAATTTCAAGCGGATGTGCTGACACGCAATGCGGAAACGCAATGAATAGCTGTTGAATTTCAAGCGGATGTGCTGACACGCAATGAATAGCTGTTGAATTTCAAGCGGATGTGCTGACACGCAATGAATAGCTGTTGAAGCGGATGTGCTGAAAG